CTGCACCAGCACATGAAGAACCTGGTGATAATATTATTCCTTTAGCTCTTGAACTTGCAAATGAAGGACAGTTTATAGTTGATGCTAATTGATCTGCTACATCTTTAACATCTACACCTGCTCTTAACGTTATAGATATCATTCTAGATAAAGCATTTAGATTACTATTACATCCACCTGTTCCTCCTTTATTTATAAATACTTCTGTCATTTTACCTGTGTTTCTATCGAAATATACTTGTAGATGTAAAGATCCACATCCACCTGATAATTTTTTCTTTAACCCTATAACATCATCACTTGTAGGTACTACTACACCTCTAGGTATTTCATTTTTATTTTCTTCAACTTCTACAGATTTTTCTTCTTCTTTAGGTTTACTTGTTGTTAATATTGCAGCTCTATCACAACCATCTCTAAATATTGTCATTCCTTTTAATCCTTCATTCCATGCATGTATATATAGGTTTTCAACTTCTTCTACAGTTGTTTCGTTTGGAAGATTTAATGTTGAAGATATACTTGCATCTATATGTTTTTGCCATACGCCTTGCATTTCAACACGTTTATAAGGATTTATATTTTGTGCAGTTACAAAGAATTCTGGTAATTGTTCCTCTTCTGTTAAACCGAATTTCTTCATAAACTCATCGGCTATTGGTGTGAATACTTTATAATATCTATCTTCACCATGTAACGATTCTGTTTTTCTTGTATACGATAAACTGAATATCGGTTCTATACCACCACTTATACCTAACATTGTAGATAATGTTCCACATGGTGCTATTGTTAATAATTGACTATTTCTTAAACCATATTCTTCAACTAATCTATACGTATCTGTAGTTGTATTCATTGTTAAGAATGAAGATTTTAATACAGCATCATCATTATATTTAGGATAAGGTCCGAATTCTTTAGCTAATAACGCACTTGCATATATTACTTCATTAGCCATTATAAATCCTAAATGATCACAGAATCTTTGAGCTTCAATTGTGTCATATTTTAATCCTAATTTAATTAACATATCTGCTATACCCATTACACCTATTCCTATTTGTCTCCAATCTCTTACAGAATCTCTTTGAACTTGTAAAGGATGTAATGGTAATCCTTGATCTAAAACATCATTCATACCTTTAACTATTACATGTATATCATTTAAAAATTCTTCTGAATCAAACTCATTATTTTTAACGTATGCAGCTAAGTTTATTGAACCTAATAAACAACTTCCACCTGCAGGAAGAGGTTCCTCCACTTTGTTATCCTAAGGGCTTTTTATCCCCTAGCTCTTACAGTTTCCTGTAAGGTCGGCATATATTTTCACTCTTAAAGAGTGTCGGGAGCTCGTGGGAGAATTATTGCTTTCATAATAACGCTCATCTCCTATGCTCTACGGACAATATTAGATATTACTGCCCTCGGTATTACCATATCTTTTATTTATTATTTATATCTGGCTTCGTATGGAGTGCTAATCCATCCACCTCTATCCTTTACTAAATTATTATCGTAAGCATGTTGTGTGTTTATACTACCATTACACCATTCCAAATTTGTATAATTATTATTAAGCTTATCACCGTCTTTATGATTGACTTGATCATAAATATCTGGATATGGATTTGTAACATAATACATAGCAACAAGCCTATGAACTCTAAGATATCTTCGTGTATTCGTATCTATGTCTGTAACTCTAATTCTTTTGTAACCATGAGCTATATGGTAATAACATTCTGTCGTTTTACCATTTCTCATATCTACTTTGTATACTTCTCCATTTTCAGTTACATAATATTCATATCTATCTGAAACATTAAAATCAAAAGTTATTCTTTTCATAGTTATACTTAGCACTTTATACGAATCATAAATAAAAGACTTAGGCTCTCTTACCACTTTAACCTTACGGTTTAGTTGACCGATACATCCCGATTTTTTACTTGAGCCAATTAAGGTCTAGCACAAGGATTAACTCCAGCATATTCGAATTCTGGATCTTCACTTAATAAATTATATTTTTCTATTCTATCCCAGAATAATATACCTGGCTCTGCCATAGACCAGTTATTTTTACTTAATAATCTAAATAACTTTTTAGCATTAACCATTTTACTCATTTTATCCCCATGTTCTGTTTCAAAAGATAATTCCCATTCTTCATCATTTATAACAGCAAACATAAAAGCATCGTTTACTCTTACAGATATATTTGCTTTTGTTACTCTAGTTAGATCATTTTTGATTTCTATAAATTCTTCTAAATCTGGATGATCACAACTTATTGAAAGCATTAAAGCTCCACGGCGACCATTCTGCCCTATAGTTCCTGTAACTTGACTAAATGTATCCATAAATGATACTGCACCTGTAGTTGTATTAGAAGCATTATTTACTTTCATTCCTCTAGGTCTTAATTTACTTATATCTACTCCACAACCTCCAGAATAACTATAAGTTCTAGCTAAATCCGAACATGTTTTATATATAGATTCTATCGAATCTTCTACTGCTGGTATAACATAGCAGTTTGAATATGTTATTTTCTTACCTAATTTATCCATTCCTCTATTTGCTAATATACGTCCAGCAAATAAGAATTTTTTATCTTTAATTAATTGAGCGATTTCTTTATCCCCGTCACTTACTCTATCTAACCATTCTTCAAATGTTTCATTCCCTTGTTTATATTTCTTTTCCCATATATCTATACCTAATTGGTTTTCATTTCCTAACCATTCATTTACTCTCATAATCTATACCTCCTAAATATTATATTTTAATTTTATTCGTATCTAATTGTTATATAACTATTCAAATTTTATATTTTTCTTTTTCATTAGACTTCGTTTTATATTTATGACAATTTATTGATACAAAATCTGTTACGAATACAAATATAAACATTAATAAAAAGAATATGCTCATTATTCTGATAAATGTTAGATGAACACACATTTCACCACCCCTATCATTTTAAAAATCCTTTAGCAGTTTTCATTTTATATTCACATTTAATTTGATTAGCTATTTCTGAGAATATAGTTACTAATAATAATGAACTACCTATATTAAATCCAATATAGTTTATAACTAGCAGGATCATAATATTTAATATAATTTTATCAATTTCCATTTGTCTTAAGATTCTTTTTGTATCACTCATTTTTTTACCAGCAAATGCCATAGAATGTGTACTCATCATATTAAATTCTTTATTAATATCAGAATCAATTAAATCTAATATTAAACTGATTATAGGTATTGATAACTCTTTTGGTATATTTAAATGAGATAATAGTTCAGACATAGCTAATGTCTGAACAGCATTGGTTAATACTTTTTTACGTAATATATTTTTACCATTAACACATATAACGTCTTTATTTATTGTAACTTTACTAAGCATATAAGCTAATGGTATAGTTATTGTACCATATATATCTATGTCAGTTATTATATCTAAACCTAATAAAAGAGAGACGAAATCTGCATCGTCTCTCTTTCTTTTTATTATTTTATTTATTTGGTTTATAGTTACTGACATAATTATTATTTTCCCATCTCTGAATATTAACCCTGGTATAAGAACTGCTAACACTGCCTTAGATCTCTCACTCATTCTAATATCATACTTTAATAGGAAATTTTCTATTGCTCTTATTGTTATATTGCTATTTATAGCTGGTCTTAACATACTCAATCATCCCCCCTACTTATTAATAAAAATCGTAATATGAATTTACATAATAATGTTCTATATAATATTCTGGTATTTCAGTTGGTTCATCGTTAACTTTAATTTCTACTTGTGTATCAAAAGTTCCATATCTTGAGAAGTTATTAACTATCTCTTCGGCAGTTTCTATTATATCATAGGTACAATCAAAATTGTTTATTATAATATTAATATGATAGGTTTCAGTTGTTTCTTCATATCCTATACCTATTCCATGTTCAACTCCATGATAATCTATTGAATATAAATCTCCACTGAATGCTACTACATTACTTAAAACTTTTGCCATCGTTAATTCATCAAATTCTCCATTTCCTTTTGTACTAATATCTAATAAATAATTTTTCATAATATATCCTCCTATTTTTTTAAATAAAATAAGGTATAGGGAAATCCCTATACCTCCTAATTATTTTTATATATTCCTGGGAATATTTTTATTAATGTCTCTGCACTATCATATTCATATTCATCAGTTTCGCAACCATTTTCTGTTACTATTATTGTATCGTTTTTAAGTTTCATTATAAATTTGCCGTCTTTTTTATAAGACGAAAAAGGTACGTTCATCATCATTAGCATAGTATATACTGTCAAATATTCACTATCTAAACTTTTCATAAATCATTACCTCCTATTTATTATATTTATAATATATTTCTCCACCTGAACAATCAGGATAAACTGTAAATCCTTTACAACCATAATTTTCTGATTCATTTATAAATTTTTGTATTATTTTATAATAATATTGTTTTTCTATTATATAATGATTTTCTGTTTCCATATTCATAAAATAAATTAATTTCTTAGATTTATCTATCATTACTAAAGATTTCTTTAATTTGAAATCATATACTGGTTCATCATTTGTAAAATCATATAACATATAACACTCTAAATTTGAATAATTTGATTCTACTGCGTCATATAAAAATATAATATCCAATCCAATTACCTCCCAATTTTTTTATTACTAATTTGTTATCTGGAACATAAAAAATAATAAGGAGATTTCTCTCCTTATTAATCTATTTCACAACACTTCTTAACCAAGCTGGACATGTTGATTCAACTTTACATTTACGATGTTTCTTATATAATACTTCTTTTGCTTCTGAATCATCTGCTCCAGGTCTCTTTGTCATTTTAACTTCTTCTTCATAATCGTCTATTATTAAACTACATTGTAGGTCAGGCTTAGCAATGAAGTTAAATTTCTTTCCTGTACCTGCATAGTTTAGAATTGTCTCACTAGCTATTTCATATATTGCTGATACATCTTTGAATTGATAATCGTTTGTTAATATTCTTTCGGCTTCTTGTTTATCTACGCCGAAATCAAGAAGAATTTTCATTACCATTTTTCTGAAATCTAATGGAACATTTATTTCTTCTTCAACTAGTTCACCATTTCTTGTTTTAGCTATTGTTGTTTTATTGTTTTCTACATCATTTAAATATGCAGATGTAAGTTCATTGAATAATTCACGGCTGAATGATCTTTTACCACCATTAGATATTTCTTCTCTTACTTCATTTACTAATTCCATATAAGTTTTCATAAATCATTACCTCCAATATTTTTTATATTATTTTTGTATTACACTTATATAATATAGTATCGAAATTTTATGTTTTACGGATATAATTATTTGTTAGAATTTGTATAAAAAACAATACTCTAAGGACTAGTGAAACTTTATAGAAAGGAGAGTAAATATGGCAAAAAATTCGAAAAGAAATATTAACGATAGAATTAAAAAATCCGTTCCCGATAACGAATGGTTGCGTAATGCTGCCAAGAGTTTCGGATTTACTTCTTTAGATGTTGTTAAATCTTTATTACCAGATACATCAGATACAGTAGAATGGAATGCTAAAGTGATTATAGATAGCATGGATATGATTAACAATATTCGTGATAATAATGGGATCAGAAATGCTTTCAATAAACAGTTCCAAAATATACCACAAATAAAAGCATCCAAAATGATTGTTAAAAATGCTTTTGATGATATTAAGACTGGTAACTTTTATAATAAAGGTCGTCTTGAAGGTACTGATGATGCTTTCGATGATTTTGGTGATATGTTTGGTGATGATAGTGGACCTCAATTTATAGACGAAGGTGACGACTTTTCATCTGAACCACAATTTTCAGAAGACGACTCATCGAATTCTAGTAGTAGACCACCTGTTGCTGTAATAAATACAATGCCATTAGCAAAATCAATAGCTGCTAGTACTGAGGCTACAGTTAATACAATGGTAGCTATATCTGATCAACAGATGGCTGTAGAAACAGAAAAAGCAATGTTCACTCAAAGAGCTAACGGTGTTTTCCTTAATGCATTAACATCTATTAATGATAATTTAGCATTATTGGTTCAATTTAATTCCGACTCTACTGCTAAATTTCATGCAGCTGCTACAGAATATTACAGTCAATCAATAGATTTATTAAAAAATATAGAGAACGCTGGTAAAAGTGAAGGAAAAGAACGAAAAAGAAAACGTGTTCTTGATATGTTCACATCAAGTGGTGGAATTAAAGGAGATGAATACTTAAAACAATTAAAACAAAATTTAATTGATATTAAAGATGAAAACCCTATTATAGGTAACATAGTCGATCAAGTTTTAAATATGGATGTTTTAACAGGTATAGCACAAAATCCTATAGGTACATTAGTTCCTATGGTTGTACAAGGTGTCTTATCTGAAACATTTAAATCTACACTTGGGGCATTAGATAAAAGAGTTAATTCTGTAATGCCTGCATTATTAGCTAGGATTAATTCTTTTGAAGATAATGATAATACATTATTAAATGGTATAAATAAATTATTAGGCACAAACCCAAAAGTATCAAAATATGTTAAGTTAGGTGATTATGAAAAAGGTACTATAACTTGGGATGGTGAAAGTAAAAAAGCTTTAGTAGAAGTTATACCTACATATTTAAGAAGAATTGAAAGTGCACTAACTGGTAGGGAAGAAAGAATATATGATTATGACAGTGGTGAATTCGTTCCATATAAGAAACTAAAAGAAAATTATGAAAAACGTCTAACTTCACAATATACATCAGGATATGTAAATTTAGAAACTGAAATGATGGATATTGTTAGAAAGATGAATCTTAATACTAAGGATTTAGATCAGTTTAAAAAAGATATGGAAGAATACTTTACCGTTATGACTAAACAAGGTCATCGTATAAATCACAGAAAATATAAAAATCTTGCAGGTGATGAAATCGATGAATTTGAAGATTTACAATTATTCGAAGGTGACCCTATAAGAACTGAATTTATGCGTAAAGTTCTTGAAGGTGTTAATCCGACTACACTTGTTGAAAGTGCAGCTATGGGTATTCAAGATAGTATAAATGCAGTAAATAAATTTTATGATGATATACGTTTTAATACTAATAAATATGGATATTCATCTTTAAATAATGAAGTTGATGAAAATGGTAAAGTTAAATTCCAGGGATTAAAACCTGGTGGAATGCGTGATGAATTTGGATTAAGTCAGCTCGACTATTTACGTGATATAAGATCTGCACTTATAAATGGTATACGTGTATTCCCAGACAATACTAAAAAAGGTAGAAGTGGAATACCTAATGCAGAACTTTTACAAAAAGAAAAAGATGAAAATACTACAGTAGCAAAAAGAAAACAACGTGAAAAAGACAAAAAAGACAAAAACGATGATATAATAAATAAAGATAAAAACCGTATGAATTCTATAGTCGCTGGAAGTGAAAGTGAATGGGCGAAATATTACAATGAGCATGAAAAAATAGAATTTAATACAGATACTAAACGTGGTAAATTCTTACAATCTGTATCAGATTTTAATGATAAAGTAGATGGACATTTATTTGAAATACTATATGGTGATGAAGATATAGCTAAAAAATATGCAAACAAAGTAATCGACTATGGTAGATCTGGAAAACCTTTAGTTACATTAATGACAGGTATGTTTGGAGATACTATAAAAGCATTTAAATCTTATTTTACAGGTCAAGGATACGTTACATCAGATGGTGTTAAAGTTGAAGGTAGACCTGATAATATGATAGATAAAGTATTTGGATTCTTTACTGGATTAAAAGATAAACTTACTAAAGGTAAAGATGGTGAAGATGGACTCATTCAAAAAATGACAAAAGATTTCATGGCAGGATTTGAAAAATTCAAAGTAAATTTATTCGGTGAAAAATTCTTATCAGAAAATGATGCTAAAGAAACATTCCAAGATCTTGCTCAAAAAGTAAAAGAAAGATTACCTAAAGCTTTAGGTTATGGATTAGCTGGTGGAATGGTTAAAACATTCTTCTCCTCTAGATTAGGATTATTAGGTAATTTCTTATTACCTGGTGGACCAATGGGTGCTGTTTTAGCAGGTACTGCATACGGATTCTTAAGACAATCGGAAACTTTTAACCGTGTTGTATTTGGTGAACAAGGTGAAGATGGAGAAAGACTTGGAGGAATAATATCTAAGGAACTTCAAGATAAATATGCCGAATATAAAGGTAGTATTAAGAGTGGAATAGGACTTGGAGTATTAGGTTCATTATTTTTACCTGGTGGACCAATTTTAAGTTCTGTATTAGGTATCGGTGCAGTAATGACTGCAAAAAGTGATGCTTTCCAAGAATTCTTATACGGTAAAGATTTCGCAAATAAAGACAATAAATCATTAATGGATGGTGCTTTTGGTAATATGTTCAAAAGACTATCTGGAAATGAAAATCCTGAATTAGCTACATTCTTAGGAACTGCTGGATTAGGTGTAGGTATAGCACAAGGTGTAGGTTTACTTCCTGCTTTCTTATTACCTGGAGGTCCTATAGTAGGAGCATTAATGGGATTAGCTGGTGGTATAGCAGCTTCTTCAGAAAAATTCCAAAAATTCTTACTTGGTGAAAAAGATATAGATGGTCAAAGATATGGTGGTTTATTAACTAAATTTAAAAACTGGTTCGATGTATCTTTTACACAACCATTAAAAATAAGAGTTCAAGAAATGCAAGATGATATGTATGGATTCTTAAAAGGAAAACTATTTGATCCTATAGCAAGATCATTCGAACCTGTAGCACAAGCACTTAAATTTATGGCTAGTGATGCATTTGATCTTATGAAAAATATAGGTACATCTATAGTTGAAAGTTTTAAAGAATCTATAATAAATCCTATAAGTGAAAAATTAAAATGGATACTTAGTCCTATTGGTTGGGTTGTTAAATCTATGGGTAAACTTTTAACAGGTGTTGTTACATCACCATTAAAACTTATAGGGGCTATTGGTACAGTATCTGAAAAATATAATGAACATTACGTAATAAAAAAAGAAAAAAGACGTAGAGCAGAAGAATTTGATGCTTCATATACTGGTGATGAAGGGCTTAGATATTTTGAACGTAGAAAAGCTGCTCATATGTCTAAAGAGGAAAAAGAAGCACTGATAAATGAAAAACTTGCATATAGACATGGTAAATCTAGAAAAGAAAGAAAAAAAGAACAAGAAGAAAAACTTAATGCAGAAATGCAAAAACGTAAAGCAAAAACTGAAGAAATGAGACAACAGTACGAAGATGATAAAGAATTTGCTAAAAAACATGGATTTAAATATGCTAGTAAAAAACAAAAAGAAAAAAGAGAACAAGAACTAAAAGTTAAATCTGCTTGGATACAAGAACAATCTTTAGTTCAAGCTCAAGAGACTGATGAAAAAGTTAGTAAAATAGCAGATAATGTTGTTCATTTATCAGATTATAGAGATTCAGTTGTAGATAAACTAGATGAAGTTAATAATACTTTAAAAGACGGTTTAAATAAGCTAAATAATCAAGGGCAAAATTCTGATATTAGTAAAAATATAAACAACGATCCTGATATGGACCCTGCTAATTATGGAAAAGTTACAGATGAACATTTAGCACCTATTTACGATTTTATTGCTAAGCATGAAGCTAAATATGGTAAAAACACATCTGTTCCTGATACTCGTGATGAAAGTGATTATGGTAAAGTTACGGATGAACATTTAGCAACTATACATAATTTCATTGATAAGTATGAAGAAAAACATGGTACTACTTTACAAGAATCTTTAGATAATTTAAATGAAAAAATAGTATCTAATAAAGAACCTAAAGCTGAAGAAGAAAAAGTCGAAGAACCTAAAGTTGAACAACCAAAATCACAAGCTAAGATTGTTATAGAAAACGAAGAGACTTTAGGAACTAAAATGAAAAAAGGTATATCTAAGTTACTTAAAAATCTTAGAAAAAAAGGTAGATCACATGCAGAAGGATTAGATGAAGTTCCAGGAGATGGATATATAGCAGAACTACATAAAGGGGAAATGGTTGTTCCTGAAAAACCAGCAGGACTACTTAGAGGTATGATGGATAAAGCTGGTAAAGGATTTAAGGGATTAACTGATAAACTTTTAGGTGGTAATGAAGAAGAAAAAGTTGAAAAAGAAGGTGGAATCGACATCGATGGCGATGGTGATACAGATGGTGAACCATCTATGCTTAGTGGAATATTAAAAGGACTTTCTAGTGTAGTTGGAGGTATGGGTGGATTACTAGGTAAAGTTGCCGGAATGGGTGATGGTGAAGCTAGAGATAGAAATGATAATGCCTTAGGAATGACTGATGAAGAAGCAGAAAGAATGAAAGAACTTGAAGACAGAGCAAGATATGCACAAGCATCTAGAAAAGATGTTGACTTTGTACAAAATCAAATAGCTGCTAGAGATAAAGAAAAAGCTGATAGACAATGGAAAGAAGACTTACTAACTGCAATTAGAGGAATAGGTAGTTTAGGTGCTGCTAGTTTAGATAGTGGTATGTCATTATTTGATTTAATTGGTGCAGGATTTGATTCTTTAGGTAGTTCATTAGGTTCTATATTAAAATCATTAGCTATACCATTAGGTGTGTTTTCATTATTAAAAACTTGGAAAGATCATAAAAATTCTGAAGAATACATAGAATCTAGAACTGATGTTGATGGTAGTATGATATATGATAATACTGATCATGTTGTTAAAAAGAATTTATGGTCTGCTAGAAAAGCAATTAAAAACCCTATTAAAAAGGTTATTAAGAAATTCACTGAACCATATGTAGAAGGAGCTAAAGCTATTTACAATAGCGAATGGGGTAAAAAGAACCTTCAACCATTTGGTAATAGAGTAAAAGAACATATTCAAAATGCTAAAAATAAATTTAATTTCTTTGGTAAACCTAAAGCTGCTGATAATGTAGTAGATTTTGCTTCTGCAAAAGCTGCTAAAGAAGGTGCTGAATCAGCTGCTAAAAATGCAACTACAAAAGGTGGAGCAAAAGTTATTAATTTTGCTGATGCTAAATTAGCTAAAGAAGCTACTGAAAAAGGATCTGGTAAAGTACTTAAAAAAATTGCAGGTGAAGGTGTTGAAAATTTAGGCGATAATAAATCAGTAATGAGTAAACTTATAAAAATGACTAAAACTGCATTAACTGAAATAGGTCAAAAAGTTGCTGAAAAATTCCCTAAAATGGGTAAATTCTTATCTAAAGCTGATGGTATATTTGCAGCATTATTAAAAAATGCTGATATGTTAGTACCTAAATTTGCTAAGAAAATAGGTGCTGTAATCGGTAAAGTTACAGCTGGTGCTAGTACTGCGTTTATAACAGACTTAGTATTTGCAGCTGGAGATTTAATATCTGGATTTACTGCAGGTAATGCTGGTAACTTATTTGGTGTTTCACCAGAAAACGTTGACTTTAAAATGAGAACTATAAGTTCAGTATTACAAACTGTCACTAACTTTAATGTATTAGCATTAATATCATTAGTAAATGAAATTTGTAGTGCTGTATGGAACTTTAACTTCTTAAGAAATATTGCTATATGGATTTATAATGCAATACCTGGTGGAAATAATTTAGGATCTAGAATAACTGCTAAAGAAATAGATGCATGTACTTCTATAGACCAAGCATTAATGATAATGGGTGTAACTGATGCTGAAGACATTGCATATTTAAAAGACGGTAATGGTTGGAAAGATTTTAGTAAAGTTCCAAATGAAGAATTACATGGTGTTATATCAGCTACTGAACAAATGGAGCTAGCTAGATTACAATATAACTTAGAAAATGAAACTAAACTAAGTAGTCAAGCATTTATAGATAAAGAATCTAAAACATTAGGTTCTAAAATATGGGGTGCTATTACAAAACCTTTCCAAAAGAAAACAGATAAACAAAAACTAATGAAATATCAAAATAAAGTCAATATATATGAAGAAAAACTTGCTAACTCTAATAACTGGTTTACTAGAACATGGAATGGATGGAGATTAAATAGTAATAAAAAGAAAATGGCTAAATATCAAGATAAATTAAACGCTCCTTCTAATAACTATGAAGTTGGAGAAGTTGTAAATCCTGATGATTATGCTAGTATGACAACTCCTATATTAAATGGTAGAGCTGCTGATCCAGCCGAAGTTCAAGCAATACTAGACGCACATAATTTAAGTGGACCTGAAATGGGAGACCAAATAATAACAGATGCTTATGGTAATAGCTACGATGCTAATGGTAATTTCTTAGGCAATGCTGGTTATGGTGATGGACCAGAAATGGGAGACCAAATAATAACAGATGCTTATGGTAATAGCTACGATGCTAATGGTAATTTCTTAGGCAATGCTGGTTATGGTGATGGACCAGAAATGGGAGATATTGAATATGCTAGTACACCAGCTAAGAAACCTTCTTTACTTAAAAAAGTAGGTAAAACTATGATAGAACTTATGCCTGGTGGTAAAGCTTTAACTACAGGTATAACAGCATTTTCAACTTTATTTGGTAAAGATAATAAACCAGAAGATTATAGAATGGTACCTATACTAGATGAATATGGTAACATAGTTTCTTATCAGTCTCAATTAATAGATGATACTACAGAACTTGAAGGTTTAAACTATGAAGAAAATATACAAATGAAACCATTAGATAGTAATACACAAATAATACCACAAACAGATGAAAACGGAAATATTGTATCATATACTACAGTAAATAAAAATAAACCGACTGGATTATTTGGTCGTATTAAAAATGCATTCTCTAATATGTTTGGAATTGGTCAAACTACAACAACAACTGGTTCTAGTGTAGATAACTCAAGCTCAGTTACAAATAATACTGGAGACACGTATACTACAAATAACACAACTGAAGTTGATACATCTATGTTTGGTGCATTAACAGAAGCTATTAATAATTTAGCTGGTGGTGATTCATCACATCTTACTAAAGAGGGTAAAGTTGAAACTAGTGTTCTTGGTGCAATACTAAATCCAATAAATTATGTTACTAAAAAATTAACTGAAGCCGGAGTAAATGTTTCTGAAGCTGTTACTGGTAAAGAAATGAGCCCTGAGAAAAAGAACGCTATGGTTGCTGTTATGGATATGATAACTAACCCTATTGGATTTATGATGAATAAGATGAACTTAAATGAAAAAGGTGAAAGTAAAAAAGAAGCTAATGAACCAGGGTTTTTAACTAAGACTAAGGATAAAGCTGGAAATTTATGGGCTGGATTTAAAAACCAAGTATTCAATGAAAAACCGTTATTAGCACAAGGTCTTGATAGTTTAGCTGGTGGATTTGATAATGCTACTAATTGGATCAATAATACAGATGAAGCTATAAAAGGTAAATATAAAGGTGCTAAAAAATGGGTTGGTGATAAATGGCAAGAGTTTAATGATTTAACAGCTCCATTATATGAAGAAGGAGATAGAGCTGGTACTAAAACTGCTAAATTAGTTAAAGCAGGAGCAGTTGCTGTACCATATTTTGGTTATAAAAAATTCATTGAAGGTACTGCAGTAGACAAAGCTGCCAAAAAAGGTATAAAAGCAGTTAAAGATACTTATGCTTGGGGTAAAGGTAAATGGGACGACCAAAAAGCTTGGATATCTTCTGATTGGGAAGAAGGAGATAGTGCAGGTGTTAAATTTGGTAAATCTTATTTAAAAATAGAAAAAACTATTAAGAAAAAACTTAGTGACATAGCTGATTCTTTAAGCAATTGGTTTAAAAATACAATTCAAGGTATAAAAGATTTCTATAATGAAACTAAGACTAAAATTAAAAATTGGTGGAATGATACTATTGACAGTATTGGAGATTGGTTTAAGAAAAAGAAAGAAGATTTAGTTAATTGGTATGAAATGAAAACTGAAGAATTATCTAAATCTTGGGATGGATTTGTCGATTCATTTAAAAACTTCTTTGGTACAATAGGTGAGAAATTGAATGGCACTTGGGAAGCTATTAAAAACTTTAAAATGCCAAAAATAACTTGGGAAGGTATAACATTAGCAGCTAAAGATGTTTGGTATTTCCTTGAAGATTTTGCTAGAGAGATGGTTGGTTTAGAACCTAAAAAAAGAGGGGAAGAAGATACAACTACTACTAATAATACAAATACTAAAAATTCAACTAAAAAAACAGAAGAGAAAAAAGATGATAAAAACATAATACAAAAAGGTATATCCTTTGTTTCAGATACTTATAATACATTTAAACAAGGTCATGAAGCTGGAGGATCTGGTATAGATTCAACAGCAAGAAAATTCAGACCTAAAAAATACGTTGCATCTGATACAGATTTTATAAAATCAACAACTACTAACAATGATAATTCTAATAGTAATAATACAACTAATACTAGTAATAAATTCGTATTCTACAGTCAAAGTGATAATCGTTGGGCTAATACAAAATTAGGTAATAAGAATATGAAAGATGCTGGTTGTGGTCCTACTTCATTAGCTATGGCTGTATCACAATTAACAGGAGAACAAATTACTCCAGATACAATAGCTGAATTAGGTAAAGAGCATTTACCAGGTTATTCTAAATATTCATTATTCCCTTCTGTTGCTAATAAGCTTAACATGAACTATAGTGAAGGATATGATGGTAATTTCATAACTAGTAACTTACAAAGAGGAGTTCCTGTTGTATTATCTGGTAGAACAAACGCTTCTGGTACACCATATACATCAGAAGGTCATGTTGTTACTGCTACACATATGATGGGTAATAAAGTATTTATAAACGACCCACGAGGAAAAGAATATAGTGGTTATTATCCAATAAATGCTTTATTGACTGGATTAAATAAAGGTATGATAGTATCTCCACATAATGCTTCTAATGTTACTAAATTCTCATCTGGGCAATTAGCAAATGGATGGGATGCTGAGCCTTATAAAGATATTTATGCTGAAGAATTAGGTATGTATGGAGATGTTGGGGAATATAATGCAATTGATGATGACAAAAATTTAGGTAAAACTGGTGCTGGTCAAATAACAATGGCTGATAGGGTTTTATCTTATGCTAGAGCATTCTTAAATAATACAAGTAAATTTAGTTATTCTCAACCAAGACGTTTACAAATTGATACTAATAAAAGTAGCTCAAAAGGATGTGGTGCAGACTGTTCTTCATTCGTAAGCCACGTATTATCTAGAGCAGGGGATGTTAATATATACGGTACTACTTCTCAAACATTCTGGGATAGTGTTGGTACTAAAGTATCTGAACCTCAAATAGGTGACGTTGTTTGTCAACAAAATCATGTTGGTTTATATAGTGGTGATGGTAATTATATCCATATGTCTGGTAGAAAAGCAGGTATAAAAGAGTCTAAAGCTATTCAAAAAGGTAATAATAAACATAGAGGTTATAAACGTGTATTAAAAAATCCTTCACAAATGGTTGACCCTACAGTACCAAACCCTAACTCATTTTTAGGTACAGTTGTTGGTACATCTAGTGGTAATCCAGTAGGTGGAGGATCTGGTGGACCTCAAGCTTCATTAGATAAAGCATTATTAATAGGTGACTCTTTAACAGTTGGAATGAAATCTGTACTAGAAGGTAAATATTCTGGTGCTAAAGCTATGGGTAAAGGTGGTAAATGGGCTAAACATTGGTTAGAAAGTTTAGACGAATTACCAGATGCAGAATCAGTATCTACAGTAATACAATGGTTAGGTATAAATGGAGTGCATGATAATAAGAGAAACATATCTGATTCACAAACATTATTAGGTAAACTTAAAGAAAAATATGCAGGTAAACCAATATTCAATATGAGAATATTCCCAACAACTAAAGATTATTCTTATGGAAATTATACAGGTGAATGGTGGAGAGGTTTATCAAAAGAATTTAACGATGCTATGGGAACATGGGCAGGATCTAATGGAGTTACTCAAATAGATGCTACTAATGGATTTATACAAGAAGATGGATTCTTAGATCCTTCTAAAGCAGTTGATGGAATACATTTTACAACTGACGGTTATAAAGCAGTATTATCAAATATAGAAACAGCTATAAATAGTTACAATAGTAATAATTCTGGTTCTACTGCAACTGGTGGAGGTGCTGCTCCACAAGTTGATATATTAGGACAATTCTCAGAATTAGAAAAAATAGGTACTAGTATGGTTGGTGCTATATTCAATAATAAATCGGTAAAAGAAATGTATGATAATTTTTATGGTAACCAAGTTGTTACAGATGCGACTACAACTGGAAGTACACCAACAGATGGTTCTAATCCTGATATAAGTGGTATAAGTGATACAGCACAAGCAGTATGGCAATTCTTTACAGGTAAAGGATACTCACCTGCAGCTACAGCTGGTATAATGGGTAATATGGAACAAGAATCAGGAATGCGTCCTGATATAATCCAAGGTAATGGTAGAGGACCTGCAGCTGGTATATGTCAATGGGAAAACTATAACACTAAATCTGCTAGATGGAAAGACATGAATGCTCATGCTCAATCTAAAGGTAAAGACTGGAAAGATTTACAATCTCAATTAGAATTTATCGATATAGAATTACAAGGTAAATCTCCAGGAGATAACTATACATCAACATTATTAAAGAAAAACTGGGGTGGATACGAAGGATTTAAAGCTATAACTGATTATAAAAAAGCAACTGAAGCTTTCGAAAAATCATTTGAAAGAGCACGTAAAATAAATTGGAATAATAGATATGCTGGAGCTAAAAAATATTACGATAAATTTGCTGGTGGGGCTGGTACAGGACCTGCTACAGCAACTGCTGCTGAAACAGCTCCTTCTGATGGAAGCATACCAGATTCTATGAATGGATGGAAATACTATCAACAAAGTGACCCTAAATGGGCAGGTGATGTTGGTGGAAGTAGTGTAAGTAGAGGTGGATGTGGACCTACATCTCATGCTATGATGCTTTCTACTATATTTGGAAAACAAATAACACCACTTACAATGACTAGATGGGGACGTAAAAATGGTACATGGACTGGTGCAATGCAATGGACAATGCCTGAAAAAGTTGCTTCTGCGTTTGGATTAAACATGACTACTCTTGGAGCTGATTATAACGGTGTTGATAAATCAGTTCTAGAGAAAGTTAAAGAGTCACTAAAAGCTGGTAAACCTGTAGTAATGACAGGTAAAGGAACTGGACCTTCTGGAGCTGCAGCTAGACAAGATACACCATTTACACCTGGTGGACACGTTGTTCTTGCTGTTGGTGTTGATGGGCAAGGAAACGTAATAATAAATGACCCTAGAGGTGCTGGAAGAACTAAAGCCTATACTGATAAAGGTATATTAGATGTCGGAGTAGGTTTAAGAGGTGCTTGGGCGTTTGATACTAACGGAGGATCAATACCAGATGGATTCCAAGTTGATGGAGATTATACTCCTACAGGTGGAACAACTGGTGGAACAACTGAAGGTGGAGGAGCTGCTACTGTAGCTGCACCACAATTAGATATAATGGGTAAATTCGGCGAATTAGAAAAAATAGGAACTAGTATGGTTGCAGGTATATTTAATAATAAATCTACAAAAACAATGTATGATATGTTGTATAATAACGTTGCAGATACTAGTGGAACAACAACAACTCCTGCTGATGGATCTAATCCATCTCAAACAGTTACAGGAAAAGGAAACTTCCCTAAATATGCTTTAAATGATCAACAAATTAAAGGTATAGCTAATATATTACAACATGAACAACCTGGAATTGAAGGTCGTATGGCAGAAGCTTCTTTAATGGCTAACTTAGTTGATAAAACTGGAGATGATAAAGCAACAGTAGATAACTTAATTAAAAAAGCAACTGGCGGATGGTTTGCTAAAGGTAAAGATAGATTCAATAATCCTGGTAATCCTGAACAAATATCAATTGATGCAGCTAAAACTGTTTTAGTTGAAGGTAAGAGAACATTACCAAGATATGTTGATGAGCATGATTGTTTCTCAGACTTAACATCAGTAACTAATGATGGTAAATCATTCAAAGCTTCAGATAGAAGTCAATATAAACCATTTGTAACTAAGATAAAAAATAGATATGGAGCATCAGGAACATTCCATTCATTCCCTAATGCTAAATCTGACCCATTCTATTATACTAGTGAAGAATTAAGACAAAAATGGGGAGACGATTGTTATTCTCCTACACTATCAGGAGATGCTGGTAAAGGTGATGGTAACACTTATATGGTCTCACCAAGACAAAGAACTACACCAACAAGTAAAGTAACTTATACTAAACCTGTTTCTAATAGACCGTCTCCTAACATCAATGTTGATGCACAAAGAAAACTTGATGATATAAATAGAAAAATGAATTTATCTATAAACAATATAAATGCTACTGACCCTAAAGCATATGCAGAAATTTTAAAACTTATGATGAGAGAATTACAAGCAATTAATAATAATACTGCAGAAACAGCTTCTAAAGTTGGTAATATAGAAATAGTTGGTGCTAATGAACCAATTAGACATGATCAAGCTGGAATTACAACTGCAGATATTTATCAACCTGCTAATTCACCTAGACAAAAAAATAATTCTAAAGGTTATAATGTAGCTAGACAAATAGCAGGATATCAAAAATAATCATAACTTTATTTAGAGGAGATTAATTTCTCCTCTGAAAGGAGGTAATTATGGACAGTAGATTAAAGAAAAGAATTTATAATATTTTGACTGGAAAACAACCTAGAGATCCTGATCCAGAAACTGGTAGTGATCCAGCTACTGAAGGAGATTTGACAAATATATATGGTGTAGAAGATCCTTCAGAATATATGACAAATCTTAATAAAAATGTGTCGCAAAATATGTCTATAGGAAGTTTAACAACACAAATTTTTGGCATGCCACATCAATTTTTACCAGATACTGACCCTAGAATAGATGTTAACAATAGATTTGGTTTTGGTTTTTTTAATCATATTTATATGGAAAAACCAGTAGCAACATTAATGCCAGGTAAAATGTTATTTTTACCAGGGTATAGTAAAGATAATAAAGCCTTATTTGGAGCTTTAATGGGTCAAACAGATTCAGATAATTCTGCTAGAGCATTAGAGGATTTAATAAATGAAAACTCAGGAAGTAGATATTATGATTTTACTAGTGATTATACTGCTTATATGACATATGTAAATTTAATGTGTAGAGTTGCTGCAGTTTACTTAGGTATAGAAGATTTACCTGCACCCAACAATGAGGGTACATATAAAACTTATGATTGGAAGAAGTATCAAAGCGTTAATGGTGCAAATAAAATGTCATCAGTTAAAGATGATAGTATATTATCATTAAATAAAGAATTCTTTAGTCAAGTAAAAGATGATATTACAGCAGGACAACGTTGTTATGTTAATTTCTATATAGATCCAAACACATCAGTAAGTGAAAGTATTTCAAATTCAACACAACAATCTATGTTGGAAGGTGCTTTTGATAAAGCTGAAGGATTAATGAAAGAAGCACAAATGCTAGTAGGTACTATAGGTGGTAATAAACTACAAGGATTTGTAGATGATGCTACTAGTATGGTTAAAGACGTTGTAAATGCAGCATCATTCGGATTCTTTAAAAACTTACTAGGTTTAGGAGAAGAAGTATTACATGGTTCTAACCTTATATATCCTGAAATATGGACTGATAGTGAATATAATAAATCTTTCTCTATTCAAATAAACTTAGCAAGTCCATATGGTACTAAAGAAGCTATATATTTAAATGTGTTAGTCCCAATGTTCCATGCTCTTTGTTTAGCATTACCAAAACAATCTACGGAAAATAGTTTCAATGCACCTTTTTTAATAAGAGGTTATGCACAAGGGTGGTTCTCTATTGATATGGGTATAGTTGAATCAATATCTATAGATAGAGGTCCTGAACAAACTTGGAGTGTTGAAGGGTTGCCTACACAAGCTAAAATAACTTTAAATATAAAAGAATTATATAGTAATCTAATGATGTCACCATCTACTAAACCATCATACTTTTTTTCTAATCAAGGGTTAATAGATTACTTAGGAGTTACGTGTGGTGTAGATATGACAATACCTAATATATATTTTAACTTTAGACTTGCTTATGCATTATTAACAAATAAATTTAAAGATATACCTAATAACTTTTATTATAATGTAACACAATCTGTTAGACAGTATATTAGTAATCACTTTAGTCATTTCAATAAATAAAATAAGGGGGTATTTTATATGCCAAGTAAAAAAGAATTAATTGAATATGATGAGAAGTATGGAGAAGTTTCGAACGATTGTTTGGAAAGGATTTATAATTTTCTGGATGGAATATCCGATAAGCAATTAGAAGGAGTAAGAAATGATATAGAAAATAATCTAAATACTAAATGGAAAACAATTAGCTTTATTTTCTATTTTATACCAAAAGCAACTCCTAGAGCTAGATTAGCAGGATTTGGTAAACATTTTTATGTTTCTGACGCTATGAATAATAGAAAGCTCATGGAGAAGTTTGTTAAAGAACAATTAAGTGATTTTGAATTAATAACTACAGCATGTAAATTATATTGCGATTGTTATTTTCCAACACCTAAATCAATGAATAAGTCGGAACAACTAAGAGCTGAATTAGGATTAGTAAATAACTTAACTAAACCTGATTGGGATAATTTAGGAAAAACATACTCAGATATGATTCAAAATACAATTATTATGGATGATAGTTTAATTATAGAAGGACATGTAAGAAAGTTTTATTCTAGTAAACCTAGGATAGAATTAACTATAGAGTATGCTGATAGATATGATTCAAAATACAACATGAAAAACATAACCAAGAGAAAACAATATCTTGATAACATAGATAAAATAAATAAAGATATAACCTTTTAAGGTTATATCTTTATTTATTTATTTACTTATATTTTTTCTAACCATCTGTCTTACATTGTCTTTATTATAATTTAATAATCTTAAAGTATTAAATGTTTCTAATATAGTATATTCAACTATAGCTTCAGCCATAACTAATTCCATTAAATCGTGGTTTGTTGATTCTATTACACAATATTCTTTAACATGATTAAATATTCTTTCAACATCATCAGTATTATTATAAACTGACTCTTCGATATATTCATTAGATTCGTAATTATATTGTTCTAATACTGAATGTGCTTTTTCTAAATATTTTTTACATTGTTTTAATACTTTACCTTTATATTCATAGTTAGCATTTTCTTTAATTGCTTCTAAAACCTCATCTATTGATTCTAAATTCATTTTTATAGCTTTTTCAACTACAACAGCTTCTTCAAGATATTCAGCTTTAAGAACATTTTTCTTCATATTTTCACAAACCATTTTAGCTTTATACATGAATTCTAGATTATTTAGATTAACATCCTTAGGTTGTAAATATGGAACAAATACATTTTGACCATTTATTTCATAAGATAAAGACTCCATAACATTAGATCTAGCTTCTTCATGAGCATATATTATAACATCTAATTTCTCACAAATATCATCCATTTTATCAATATATTCTTTAACTACTTTACAAGAACATTCTTCTTTACCACATTTAGGGCAAAGTATAACTTCTTCAGTAGCTTTTTTACCTTCTTTGTTTATTTGTTTTAGATCTTTTTCTACTTCTTTACTCATATCTTTTTCAGCATTTTTATCATGAACAGCATCATCTGATTCAAGAATAGTTTGAACTTTTCTAACTATTCCTTTATAATGTTTAGCTTGTGATTTAGAATATATGTATTCAGAACCTTCATTAACTACATTATATAAATTTTCTAAAGCTTCTTCATACTCATATTCAGGAACGTTTTCGATTTTATGAGCTTCATCTAAGAACATATCTACTAATTCATCATTGTCTATTTCTTCATCTATTAATTCTATATCAGCCATAACGAATTCATGTTCTTCGAATGTAGGGTTCATGTCTTTATAATCAAAAGATTCAAATATTGCAGATGATTTATTTTCTAATATATTTTTATAATTCTTTCTCATTATTGAATTAAATAAAGTATCTACTTCTATACCAGTACTTTCGAATATAAAAGACATAGCTTCTTCTATAGGAGCATCAAGTTCACTAACTTTAGCCTCTATATCAGACATAACCATCTGTTTGTCACTACTTAATTTTTGTTCATCTTGAACAACATTAAATACTTTATCTTTTATATTGCCTACTATAGCATCTACTCCTATAGATTTCTTTTTATAATCATACTCTTCAAGTTCTATTTTTTCTAACCCGTAGTTAACATCTTTAGCACAACCTTTAGATTCTCTTACGTTACGTTGCCCTACTTTTTTACAAGTATCTTCACATAAACGTACCATGCTTAATAGTATAGGGTTATTAGTAGATTCAGCTATATGTTTTATACCTTCAAATCCCCCTATATCATCAACTTTCATTTCAACCATTTCTACTATATTTTTAAGGTTTTCATTTACAACGTCTTCATCAACTAATAAAGATTCCACACATATATCAGATATAATGTCTCTTATCAGTTCTTCTTTTAAACTTTCATAACCCTCTTTTATAGCTTTATCATAAGCTTTTTGATTTTTTAAATCATTTAATCTACGATTATCAACCTGCTTATTTAATTCACTATATTTAGTTGCAGCTTCTAATAATGTATCATCGTCTTTTTTTCTATCTCTAACAGGTATAACCCCTTCTCTTTTGAATTCTTTATCTACTTTAGAACCAAAACTTTTACGAGTTACATTAGTATTTGCATTATCAAAATAAGACATAAACGTAGTCTCCTTTCATATTGTATTTTTTATTGACTATTAAGATATTGTTTTATCTACGGTTTTTTTAGTTTAATAATTCTATTATAATATCTTCTAGTTCTATATTTAGATATTCTGGAACAAATTCTATTCTCTCAGCTTTATCTAGTGTAGTTACATCTACTGCAGTGTTTTCTATACTTTGACAACTATAACCATAATTATTAACCGATTCAAATTTTAAATATCTTATACCTGGGAAAGTATTTTCCAATTCTTGTGTTAAATTAGAAATAAATATACCTTCATTTTGTTCTTTATTTATATTCTCAAAATATTCTTTTATGAACATTTTCATATCTCTAACTAAAGTAGGACCTTCAGATCTAACATACGGATATACTTTTAATTCTAATGTACAATTTACATGGTTTAAAAGTTCTTGATCTTCACCTACAACAAAATTATTTGATCTTCCATACGTATTATAAAACTTCATATCTATGGAGTAGTTGTTAGTTTTCTTACTCATTATTTCGTCCATGTAATCATATTGTGATTTTAATATTTGTACAAATCTATCAAATTCTTCTATATCGGATTCGTATATAGTATCTTTCCATTTAATAACTGGGACATCTTTAATTAATAAATAATTAGCATCTAGTTCATCTTTTTCCCATACCATATGTGATTTAAGCATATTCAATGGAGTTATAAGCTCAACTCTTGTTTCCTCAGTAGTATATTTATTAGTTAAAGTAGTATTTTCAAATCCTGGAATATGTGAAAAAATATGACGTTTATTATCATTTTCATATTCAAATAATGTATACACATTCATTTTAAGATTAGTCATAGGTATCATTTGAACTAAATCTTCTCCATCATTCATATTTTGTAAATCATATATTCTCACAGATTCTGTATCAGATATAAAGTCGTCTGTAGAGATTTCCCCTTCATATGTATATCTCATATTATCTAGATTAAACTCAGTTTGTTTACATTCTATAAATGCTGCTTCAGTACCATTTTTATGCATGAATGTTAATATTACTTTTATCCTTCCAGTATCGTTTCCAGCTTCATCTATCATAGGTGATTCTATGTCAATATCAGTTGCAGTTAAATATAATTTAAATTTATACGTATTTTCATTGTTTATAGATGAACGATACACGTATAAGTTATTGCATATAAATTGAACCATAGAACTATCATTAACATACTCATAATCTAAAGGTATTTTATCATTTATATTATTCAGATAATATCCAACCATACCATTTTTAGACACAGTCATTAAAAATGGATTTTGATATATGAACTTATTATTAAAACCTAAATCTAATATTTCGTCCTTATCAATCTTAACAATACGTTTAGTTGATGGACCGTCATATATAAAAGTATTTGTTGGTTTTAATAACATTCTTTCAGATTGTTCAAATTCATGATCGAATTGATCTCGATATATTTTTAATTGAACAGTGTTAGTTTTATAATAAGAGCCAAAACTATCTTTACTTATAGAATATGCGGTATACAGTCTATCGAAAATATCGTCTCTTTTTTTAATAAAAGATACTCTAACATCATTCAATATATCAAATGAATTGAAATGTCTTTGTAAATCTGATTCTGTTGTATATGAGTTAACTGTTGCAAAACAATCAGCTACTCTATCCCTAAGTTCTAATAAATTTGGAATATCCTTACCAGATGTTGATGCCGATTCAGTTATTGCTATAACTGGAACTCTAGCATTATTTTCGTATCTTTCACTATTCCTATAAACTTCTACATTATAACCAGTATATAATTCAAAGTTTGATGCTGATCCATCAGTAGTATAATACTCAACTCTTATCTCTGAATTAAATTTAGGTTTGAAATAATTTTCTCTAGTAGTAAACGTTAATTCCAACATTTGGTCATTCTTAAGTTTATAATAACAAAACGGTTCTTTTATAACTTTAGAATTAACCAATCTTTTTTGCAATTGTGTAAATTTTTTATCAGTTGATTCTCTATAAAATACTTCAAAATTTGCTAACTGATCTGTAAACGGAACTTTAATAGTATTAACATTAATTCTATCATTATCTATTACTCTAGTTTCAAATACATGTTTATCACAACGTCTCATTTTAACTAATAATGCTATATATTGGGTTCCATTATAGTTATATTTTTGATATTTTATATACGGATTTTTTATATTACTTAAAGAATTATTATATTCTCTCACATAACTACAAGTTATTATATGAGTTTTTCTATAAGGTCTCATAGTTATCATTATATCATAGTCTAACATAAATCTATGTTCCTCAACATGTACGACAGTTCTTTGATCCAATATAAATTTTTTATATGTACCATCAGAACCATATTCTGAATATGCTAATAATGCATCTAATGGTAATAATAAAATACATTCCATAACCGCAGGTGTTGCTAATAAGGTATGTTCTTGGAATAAAGACGCATAATTATAAATAGTATTTGGCATTTGTGCTAAATTAGGGAACATTTCATTTGCTACCACAGGAACTGTATTAAAAACGTCTTCTGTGGTTGTAGTCATAAAATCTAAGCTATATCCTAATAAACCAATATTATATCCTTCAATAACATCTTCTGGAAAATATTTAGGTCCCAATACGTTTAATGCAAAATCTTTTATATCGTACAATGAGGTATATTTTTTAACATCATCTGACATTGTCTCACCCTCTCTCTATATTTCTTTCCAAACTAGTTGAAACATTCTATGACCAAAATCATCTTCAGTTTCTGCTATCCATGGTGCATGTGTTAATGTTGATCCTGTTTGAAATCCAAAGTCCGTACCAGCATCAGAATGTTTTGTTTCATAACCACCATGTCCATCTAATAATTTTTTATATTTACCACTTTGTTCTGTTAAGCTATTAAACTCAGCTATTATCATTGGATCCATAGTTGATTTAAAAGAATACATATATTTTATATTTATTTCAGGTTTAGCTAATAATGTACCTGAATCCCAAGAAAATGCATTTTCTCCAGTATTAACTGGAAATACACCTGTTAATTTTTGCCAATATAAAATAGTAGACCCGTCAGGTCCACATAAAAAATAATAACATGATGAAGCATAATCTACTATTCTATCGGTAATATATTTTTGCTTAGGTGCATAAATACCCCTAGAAACTTTATTTATATAATCAGTCCACGCTAAATGTAATTTGAATATATCTAAATTTACAGTATCTGTATATCGTATACTCATTTCATTTGCAGCGTTTGATTCTTGGTCTGACAGACCATAAACAATTTTATTACCATTGTAGGTTTCTCCATGTTCTACAGTTTTTAAAACAACATCTCCAACTTCAAAAGATTTAGCTTCGTTTGATAATAAAACCATAAACTTATGCTTTGGATTACCATTAGAAACTAATGATTTTAAACACCATTGATTATTATTCCAAAGATAACTATATTTAGCATCAAGAGCCGTTTGTGGTACTAGTGTAAAGTTATTAGTTCCACCAGCCTGTGTTATTATATTTAAATCTGGTCTAGTAAAAAATACATAAGCAAACGTTTTAGTTAATTCTTTATCAGGAAATGCTGTCTTATGTCTGTTAAAAGAGTTAAACAACTTTTTCTGTAAAGATGAAAAATATCCTGTAGGAATGTCTTCATTATATATTTCGCTTTTAGTTATATATTCAATATCCATTTGATATTTAACTTGTCTTATTTTCTTTAAAAGTTCTGCTTCAGTACATTGGTCGTTATACGGGTACTTCATATCAAAAGCAACTTTAGACGTCCAATCATATCCTGAAGTTGGTTTTGTTGAACCATGTGTTGTAACACCACCAGTATCTGGATTTATCGTACCAAAATCAACTTGTTTAGGTGGTATAGTTTCATCTACTGGTTCAGGAGGTGTTGGTTCGGGAACCTTTGGTTCTTCCTTAGGTGGATCAGGCTTAACTTCTAAATCTCTAACTAACCTTAGATATGTACCACAAGACCAACCACCATCTTCCCATTTATACCATGTAGCACCACCAACAGTTTTAGATTCTACAACGATACCAGTATAGCCTGGATTTAAATGGGTTATTATTCTATATGAAGTACTAGGTCCTGTTCTTTTTCTAAGACGACCACTATTAGTAGTAACCTTCATTTCTTTACGCATACTCAATTCTCCTTTCTTTAGTATTTCAGTAAGTTCTCTTACTTAGTTGTTTTCCCGCTAACTATCTATGGGTAAAACAATTATGTAAAAGTGAAATTGAAATTTTAAAAATAAAGGAGTTGTTATAAATGACTGTATTTGGAGAATTAGGAGAATTCTTAAAAGATGCCAAAGGATCTATACAAGATGTAAAATGGGCTCTAGATGATATTAAAGGGAGATCTATAGCTAAACAAAGTGCGGCTGCAACATTACAATTTCCAGTTATAATATCAAGATCTATAAATGTTGATACTGCATCTAATGTAGTAAAAGCATTAGAACGCCAATATGCCACATTTGTACAGATGGTTATATCATTAAACCCTATTCTTGATTTAAAAGAAGACGATATTCCTAGTTTTATAAATAAATTACATCAAAATAATCCTACAGTTTTAGATCTTGTAGAAAGTTGTATAAACGTTTATAGTGATGAAGCAATAGGTATACGTATGTTCACTTCTATAAATGAAGGTTGTAATGGACCGGTTCTACGTTCTAATAAAGAACAAATGTTCTGTATCGAAGATTATTTAAATCCAGTTAAATTAAATGATATATTTAAACCTGAACAGATAACATTAGAAAAAGCTAATGCAGCATTAGATTATTATGTGTTATCTGAAGCCAAAAATAGAGCTAAAACTGGAGGAAGAAAAACATATAAAGGAATGGATGGTCTTGCTCAAGCTTATGATGATTTACAAGCTGGTAAAAATCCACAACCAAATCCAAATGGACCTAGTATTAATGTATCTTCAGGTGGAGGAGGGGTAGTTAATAACCCTGTTGCAAACCATCAACCAAATCAAAATGGTGCTACAGCTGCAGGTGATGGAAAAACTACTGCTAAAGTTGGAAATCATAGTATAGAACCTAAATTTGATAAAAGTGTTGATACTATCAAATATACAGATGCTATTGAACCTAAATTTGGTAAAGGTATTAGACCTAAAATAACAAAAAAAGATGCAGATGCTATTGAACCTAAATTTGGTGCTGACGTTAACACAAAAAATACCAAAGATGTAAATGCTTCAGTAAAACAAAAATTAGATGATTCGCAAAAATCTGAAGAAGAAAGAAGAGCTGAGGCTGACAGAGTTGCATTCCAAAGAGAATTAGATAGAGCTAATGCTGATTATAGATCTAGAGCTATAGTTAGATTACATGATAATGATATTAAAAAATGTAATGAATTAGTACCTACTACACTATCAGTAACATTACAACAAATAAAAGGTGATAATTTTGGTGGAAATGTTAACTTTATATTAGGTATTAAAGGATTAATGCATCCAGTTAATTCTGATGAAATGGTAAGTAATTTATTAGATGGTTATAAATCAGGAAATAGATTCTTTAATTTCTTAAGATGGACATCTGGAGAAATAGCTTTCTTAAGAGACCTTGTTATGAATGTCGATGGAATTAAAGAAGATGCTCTTAAAAAACATAGAAAAGGTAGTTCACATTGGTGGACAACATTAAAAAGAAATAGAACATTATCTAGAGTTAAAAATACATTCGGTAAAAATAAAATATTACCAAATGCAACTATAGCATGTTCTATGGAAGAAGTTATGGAAATAAAAGATACATATAATGTAGATTTAATGGATCCTAAAGCTGTTATGAAATTAATGGATAGATATTTCTTATTAGGTTTCGTTGTAGTTGACGAATCTCAAGAATTATGCTATTTCATGTTTGATGGAGAAAGAGAATTCCAAGCTTTATCATTTAAAGGATTAGAAAGAGAAAATAATAATAAAAACGATTTTAAAGATATCTACAAAATGATAAACAGTGGAAGACTATAGGAAGGAGGTTGTATAATAATGTTAAAAAGAAATTATTGTATAGACATACTACTTGAAAACGTTTCAGAATATGGCGAAAAACAAAAAATATATGCATTAACAGAAGAACAACAAGCTATAGTAAATGATAAAATGGTAGGTAACTTATATCAATCAGCGTTAAGAAGAAAAGATATTGATTTTGGTGATATACCTAACAGTAAAGGGGATATACAAAAATTTAGTGGTTATCAAACTATGGTGGATTGCGTAGCTATGTTAAAAGCTCTAGCTAAAAAATTTGGTATTAAAATGCAAGAAATAGATATAGTTGAAGATGCTATAGATAATATAAGAATACAAAAGAAAACATTTGAAAAAGGATATGCGTTAGACGTAGACTTCATCAAAATGTATTATCAAGCTTTAGTGTTAGCTTGTATAGATGCTACTACATTACTTTTAGCGTCATATGTAGAATATACTAGAACATTAAATAATGTAGAATTTCAGATTAAAAAAGGAAAAGGAGTTTCTGGAAATATATGTATAGATAGTCTAGCTAAATTCAACCAATCTGTAAAAGATGGTTCATTTAATAAATTTGCTGATGGATTATTAAGTAAAAGACAAGAAAATTTTTTAGGTGGAGCTAGTGCTGCAGCTGTTGCAGGTAAAACACTTATAGCAGTTGGTATAGGTGTTAATATAGTTCCAGTATTAAGATTATTATTATTCTATTTCTACGATTTAAGAATATCTGTTGCAGAAATGCTAGATTATCAAAAAGAATTATTAGAAATGAATAAGTTCAGTTTAAAATCATCATCAATGGAAGCTCAAAAAAGAAACAAAATATTAGCTAAACAGAAAGGTTACATGGATAAATTAGATAAAGTTGCTGATAAAATAAGAGTACAAGACCAATTAGCAACTAAATCAAGTTCCAATAGTATAAAACAAGATAATAAGCAATGGAATTTATCTAATGTTACTAACGACGGCAACGATTTTATGTTCATTTAAATCTTATAAAAATAGAACAATAATGTAAGAATAAAATTATTATAATTTAAGGAGGAAACTTAAAAATGGCTAAAAATATATACGATTTATTTAATGAAAGAAAATACGGAGTAGATTACTTAGTTGAAGGTTATGAGTATGATGAAAACTCTGTAGAAGCTTACGAAAGTTTAGAAGCATCTATAGAAGCTATAGAAGCTATAACTCAAGAATCAATGAACGAAACTATTGAACTTCAATCTGCTTTCTATTTAGAAAATTTAGTTATAGAAAACATGATGTTTAATGATTTCAACGAAGAAAAATTACAATCTGTAATGGAAGGATCTGTAAGAGATAAAATACAAGCTGCAAAAGATAAAGTTCAACACTGGTGGAAAAAAATGAAAGAATGGTTCGTTGGAACATTCAAAGCTATAGCTAACCATTTTAAATCTGGTGAAACTTTAGTTAGACAAAATGGTAAAAAAATAGATGAAGGTATGAGAAGATCTAATCTAAAAGTTAAAATGAACAAATATAGAAACTTAGATGCTGCAATGGATGCTGTTAATAAAATGATAGAAGATCTTAAAGTTGACAGTATAACAGATGCTAAAAAAGAAGATGCTAGAGAAGAAATATTAGGTGCTGTTGGAGCAGACGATAGAAAAGATGTTGCTGAAGTTGTTAAAAAATTATTCATAGAAGAAGAAAATGAAGAACAAGCTATAAGTTCTATACCTGTAGATGTTGCTAAAAACTATGCAGGAAATAAATCTAAAATAATAGATAAACTTAAAAAACAACAAAAATCAGTTGATGATGCATTCAGAAAAACTTTACAAGGATTCCAAGAATTAGAAAGAACTACATCAGGTGAAACTAACGAATTAGCTGGAAGATTATTAGCTAACTTCAACTTTGCTTTAGGTATAAAAAATACTATATTAAGTACTCAAATGGCTATAGTTAAAAAAGCTTGTAACGACTATACTGTAGTTATAAGAAGAGCTTTAAATGCTCCAGCTAATAAGAGAGCTGATAAAAAAGCTTTAAAAGATAAATCTTTAGAAGCTTTCATACCTAATTTTGATGGTGAAGAATTAGATTTCTATGAAGATTAATATACATATAAATAGATATAGGATTAATTTCCTATATCTATTTATTTTGTCATTCAACAATCCCATAATATAACATGAAGAGAAGGAGGTTACACATGGAATATAATATGATAAAACATATACGAAAATATAAGGAATTGATTGAGAATGAACCTTATGATTTTATCGTAGAAGAAATGTTAGTTGATTTAAAAGGAATATTATTAGAAGAATCTAAAAATGATATAGTGAATAGCACTTGGGTTATAGAAACATTTTTTAATATAAACCATTCATACGATGTAATGGATGAACTGAACAGTCTAGAAACTAAGTTATTAGAAAATTCTGATCCAGATATAACCAATACTATATCTAATATCAAAGCTAACTTTAATAATAAACATCAAAAAATTATGAACCGTGATGATAAATGGCTTAAGAAAAATAAAAAGAAAATATTAAGTTTAGACTATACTGAAATAGAATTAGAAGTATTAAGTGATTATAAAGTAACATTCGAGCAATTACTTAATAGGCATAATATATTCGATAAGTTGTTCGTCAATTCTGCTGATAGTGAGAATTTAGATAATAAATTAAGAAGATTTGAAGATAAGAACGAAAATTTAAAAAATGGATTGGATAATTATTTTAGAACAGGTACATCTAGAAGAGAAATAGGATTAAGAAAAGTTGCTGGTGATGAAGCTAAACTGGCAGTAGAAAACATGGTAGCATATTGTGAAAGTTTCTTAGCTGGTAAGAAATTTTTAGAAGAAAAATTAAATAATATAATAATTGCTGCTAGTGATGAAGTTAAAGAATCGTTAAGTCCTATAGAAATTCTTAGAGAAGCTTTAGAGGATGATAAAAATAAAAAAGATGAAGAAGTGCCAGAAGAAAAACCTAAAAAAGAAAAACAACCTAAAGAGGAAGACGTATCTGATGAAGAAGTAGATGCTGAAGTAGAAAAAGAACCTGTAGAAGATAAAACAGCTGTTAAAAGAGGATCTAAAGATAGACAAGTCGGTATAGCTGTATTATTAACTGTAGCTGAAGAAAGATACTTCGATTATATTAATATATTAAAAGGATTGCTTGAAGAATAGAAAAATAGATATAGGATAATTTCCTATATCTATTTTTGTTTTTTTAATACAACTTGTACTTCTGCTACTAATTCACCAGCATCTTTAGCCATAACTATAGTTGTTTTGGATACTCTATAATTACCACCATATAATTTATTAAGTTTTTGATCTTCGTATGTTATTAGTATTTCTTTATTAGGTGATACAACTTCCATATCAACTCCTATTAAACTAACTAAGCATATACATTCATTTTCTTCTATTCTAGTTTGTAAATCACTTATAGCATTTGATTCATTCTCTTTAGTCATTAATATTTGTTCATTAGTAGAATTAACTTTAGTTGTATTTGGGTTTATTTGTGAATTTGAATTCGATTTTGCATTTATAATTCTTATTTTATTTCCATTTATTTGATTACTCATTATATTAGTATTTTTAATATCAACCCTTTCTGTATTACAGAAAACATGGGTTTGTTTTCTATCTTTATCTATAAATTGTCCATTCATTTGGCTGTCACTAGATTCTTGATCTGATATATGTAAATGTGTTATACACACTTCATTTTTTCTCCATGCAGTACATTTATAGTTTTTATCTATTAAATATGCTGTATCTACATCATAAAAAAGAAGCATACCTTTTTGATAAAAAGGTTTCTGATTATTTAAATATAATATAGTATCAACAGTATTCCCTGATGGTACTGTAAAATTGGATAATGAAGGATTGCTATCTAACTTAGACATCAGCAACTGAGATATACCTGATTCTTGCATTATATAAATTAATAAATCTGACATAAGTGCTGATTGTATTGATAAATTAAAATACTTTTTACATTTAGTTACTTCATCAGTAAATAAATAAAAATCTCTTACGTTAGTACCTAAAGTAACAGCTTCATCCCCTTCTCCACCTTTTTTAGTTTCAACATTTCTATTATCCTCTATAACATTTTCTTTATCTTTAAAGCATACAAACATTTCGTTGAATGCCATTTCATATTTAAGAAAATTCATATCCCTGTCATAAATATTTCTTACTAATCTAAGTCTAAACTTAACAGTATCATTCTCTTGTTTAATTTTATGATATAATTCATCCTTTATAGTTAGTGATATATTTACTATAGGAAAATATAACTCATCATAATCTTTTTCCATATAAATGGATGTAACCATATCGCCATTTAATTTTTCTATACCACCATCTTGAAATATAATATCAAAGTTATCAACCTTATATTTAATAAGATTTTTATTTTCTCTCATCTCTTTAGTAATCATAAAACCAACCTCCTTATATAAAATTGTATTTTTAGTAAAAAAATAATAAGGACGAAATCGTCCTTATTATTTATTCTGATAAAACAAATCTAACATCTATTTTTGTCTTAGCATTTAATTCTGCTAATATATCTTCTAATAAATCTCCATTTACGAATAGACCTGAATTATCTCCTAAAGATAATACTATTGTATTTATATCTGTATTCTTTATAGATTCTAAATATACGTATACTTGATTTATATCTTGTGCATTTTTAGGATATAATGCTATAGGATTATAATCTCCTAATAATATTATTTTATCAATATCGTATAAGAATTCTTTATTTGTTTTTACAAAATCTATAAAGTTATTTATATAATGTCTATCTGTTATTCTAGCTTGAACTCTATCAAGTTTCCATCCATAGCAGATTACTTCTCCTTGTTTATAATTATTCCATTTAGTTATATTCATCATAATTATTACCTCCAAAATTATTTTATAATATCTCTTATCCAATTAGGACATGTGGATACTTCATTACATTTAGGATGTCTTTTATACACTTTATTTACTTCTTCATTATCTATTGGTTTCATATTCCAACTTATTTCTTCATAATCATCATATGAATAAACATCTTCACGGAACTTAGAAATTATTTCTTCTTTTACAGGGTTACTGTAATATATTTGTTGTATAAGTTCAGCTTCTAATATTTCTTTAGAAACGTTATATAATCTATCATAATCATAATCTGGATTATTTATACACTCATCTAATATACCTAAATTTACTTTCAATCTTTGATTCTTATCATCAGTTTCATTTAGGTATCCTCTTTCTCGTTCTATTTTACAGACATGTTTTCTTAATTTACCCACAACACTGTCATATCTGTCTAATAATTTGTATAAAGCTTTTGTATTTATATATCTACATTCATAGGTATATGTGTTTCCTCTAAAATCTTCAGTTTCTTCTTCAAATATACATTTATCTCTATCATCAATTTGATCTAACCATGTATTTTTTATCAAACTTTCATTATAACCAAATGCTGAAGCTATACAATACATCTTATACCATATGTCACCCTTTTCTTCATACCATTGTATAAGCACATCATCAAATTCATCATAATAATTATTTGGAACTATTACCATATAAATCACTCCTTTATTTTTTATTTGAATAATTATCATCAGATGTAAGCTTATAATTTTTTATAAGATATTTATAGTTTACCCTGAAACGCAGCTGGTATATATACCACTCCGTAGGTCCCTTATTAGACCACCGCACTTTTGAGCGTAAACCAATGTGGTTAGTCTCCCACATCTGTATATACATTTATATCTTTTATTTGTAATTATAAGCTTAAACCTGATGATAATTATTCTTATATTACATTTTTATAATATATAATCGAAATTTTACCTTTTTACACTTTATCTAAAGGTATGATCTTTTTTAAGTTCTGCTTCTAAAGCATCTAGCTTTAATTGGATAGCATCGTGTTGACTTAATAGTTTTAGATATTCACCATATATAGTTTCTGTATTTTGTAATAATATTATTAAAGCAGCTTTAGTTATAAATAAAACTTCACTATCACCTTCTACTACATTTTTAAATGTAAATAGATGTTTATACCATTCCATATTAACAGGTATAACTCTTTTAATATCATCCACTTTATACCACCAAACATTACTTTCATCCATAAAGTTTTCTATCATATGTTTTTCCACAAATACTTCTAATATATTATTAAATGATTTCATAATTATTACCTCCAATTTATTTTTAATTTTCTTTTCTTTATTCCTGTATTTATTTCTATTATGTTTAAAGGATATTCATTAAAGTAATCGTTATTAATTACTTTCATATACCCTCCATCATGCTTATCAATTATTTGATTTAAAATATATTTTTCTTCAACATCTGATATCTTTTTATACTGTTCATATATACTAGTTGTCATATAATTAATCAGAAAATCATTCTGAAAATTTTCATTAATTAAACAGATTAAACTATTTACATTTTCAATATCAATTGTAATTATATTATTCATTAATCCTTTATTTATTTCATTATATATTCTTGATATTCCCATTCCTTTTATTTTATCGATATTTCTATATTTGTCTCCTAGCACTGAAATTATAAAAGGTAAAAAGTTTTTATCAGGATTAGGAATATTATTACATTTAGTTTTAGATTTCAAAATATCCATAACATTTACTGAATCTATTAATGTAGATTTATCCATTTTAGGTTTAAGGATTATAAACCCATCTTTAATATATTGGTAATCATACCTGTCATCAGTTATTATGAAATTCTTATTTTCATCAGTTTTAAAATGTTTACTTATTACTAGAGGAACTACACTGGGTTCAATTATTCCACTTGTAATAAAGTTCACTCCTTCAACATATTTAAGCAACGTTTTAATCATCTTAATACTGTCTTCATATGTTTTTCCTATAGAAGTTGTTTCTTTTGTATTTATTAACATTAATTTAGTTCTATAATCTTTATTATATTCTCTATTAAGATAATCTACATCAATAGATTCAGGACCATATACAAATATTCTACTACATACAGATTTCTTATGGAAATAATATCTGTAGTGAGCAATTAAATTAAATACACACGAAGTTAATATGATATTTCTTTTCGAAGATTGAATTATATTTTCTTTATCTGTTATAGAAGAAGTTAATTTCTTTAATATTGATTCTAGATTTATATAGATAAATACTTCTTCTCCTTTAATAAATGTAAATTCTTCTAATAACTCATCTAATTTTAGATATTTTATTTTAAACATATTGAAGTATAATTCCATATAATTAAAGACCTCCTTTCTGAATATTCTACATTTTCTAAACATTCAATCATTCCTTTTCTCCATATAAAGCTGGATAGATTAAATATATTCCTTTAGATTTATTCTCTATACAATATCCTTCTCTATTTAACTTATCTGTTAAAGGAACTATTATAATTGCACTACAAATTATATACGTAGTTAATATATTAAATCTAGAATTAAAGAATAATAATAATTGAATTATAAAGAATAATAAATTTGAAATAATCTGCCTACCATCCGTATCCAAGATATAATCACCTCCTTCTAATCATACATTGGAATATCTACTACTGTATATCCTTCATCGTCTATATAAACGCAATCTATATGATCTTCACAATCTTCAAATGATTTTATTTCCGTATCAGTTCTTCTCATATTTTTAACTAACACTTCTTTTATTTTATCTATACTACCATATCCCCTATCTAATAGAATATCTACTAGCATATCACATTCATCATCCGATAAAGATATTCCTTTACCAACAAAATTTGTATTTTTATCTACTATTCTTATATCCATAGTTACTGGATTGTCTCCCCAAATCATTCTCATAACTGATTTAGTTTTATTTGTATAATCTTTTAAATCTGCTACATGTTCAATTACTTCACTTTTAAATTCTTTTTTAGCCATAACATTACCTCCTAATTTTCAAATTAATAATTTGTTAATATTTAAATTAAAATATATGTGAATAACCTTTAAAGGTTATTCACATATCAAAAATATATTTAAATAAGGAGATGATTTTATATAATACAATATAGGTTAATTGATTGTTATTATGATTATTTTTCAGAAGGTTTTAAGTTGTCCATAAAATGGACGTACCTTCCTAACCATAATTAAATTATAACAACTTCTTCACTCACCCTTTTAAGAGGGTTCGTTTTGTTTCTTAATGCTTTGCTTTAAGAAGTTGTTGGTGTGTTGATAAATTATAATATATTTTTTATGAAATTTAATTTACTGTAACAATTATTATTCTCGAGGAACGTAAAAAAATAATAAGTAGCCTAGGCTACTTATTATATCTTAGTAGGTGTTTACCGTCTACCCAATAAGCACCATATTTTTCAAACTTAACTAGATAATAATCTGGAACTGTTTTATCCATTACTACACCCATTGTACCTACTTCTATAAATAATGCTGGAACTACTTCAGTTGTTTCTATTAATGTTACTATATCAAATTCGTTGAAAGGTTTATAAGTTGTCATAATATACCGTCTCCTTGATTATTGATTATTTTTATTTTGGAACATATAAAATGGAGTATAGTCTATGACTATACTCCATTAATTATCTATCTTCTACCACCATTATATCTTTGTGGTTGATTTTGATTTTGTGGTCTATTATTAAATTTACTTCCTTGAGATTGTAATATCTTTGTCATTCTATTTACATTGTTAACATTTTTAGATTTGTATACAGATACTAATATTGTTATATCACTTGTTCCATGCATTTTAACATCATCTATAGACACTGCGTAACCCTTAGCAGGGTTCATCATCTCAGCGACTATTGCAGCTAAATCAACTCTGAATAATATCGCATCTTCTTTGTTTAATACTGATGGACCATATCCAGGCATCTTAATTCTATCTATAGATTTAAGAACTGCTTCGTTGATCTTACCTCCTCTTGAACTGTTGATACCTGGTATAGGTATCATACCGTTCATGTTTTGTTGTTGTCTTCCTTGACTATTAGCTTTGTATCCTATTGCTAACATACCTTGTATTTCACCCGTTTCAGAATCTTTTGAATATATCATACCGACCTCCCCTTTAAGGTCTTTTATGAATCCTTGTAGGAAATCTAATATATCTGCACCTGTAACTTTAGCTAAAGATCCTAAATAACATCTGTGCATAAAACTATTATCTGAAACACCTTGTATAACGTTAACTCCATTATTGTTTCTTTCTACATTATTATTCATACTCATAATTTGTTTCCTCCTTAAATTTTAAATATATTTTTTATTTGGAACATAGAAATGTATTATAATTATTTTCTATATTCACTATTATAATATAGTACTGAAATTTTACGTTTTACACTTACGATATTGTATACTGATTTTTAAATTTTAATAGCGTACTCTTTATACACATATCCTTGTTCTATTCTATACCACTGTTCAGATTCTTCTAAAATTTTAACTTCTTCTCCGTAATATAATACACCGATCCTTTCCGATTCTATATTTGGTTCTTGTCTTATATTAAGACCTTGTTCACTAGTGACTTTAATATACATTTCTTCAACCTCGTCAGGTTCATCATTTGTTATAGCAATTTCTTCTTTACCTTCAACAACTACTTTTATTTTATTACCATCTTCTTTAACATCTACTGCAACATCTACGTTGTTTATTTCTACAAATACTTCAGGTTTCATTTCTTCTATATATGAATCTATTTCTTTATTTATAGCTATTATTGAAAATATCATTCCTGTTAAACATAACACAAATAATATTAGTAACGGTCTTAAACTTAATTTATACATATAAATTACCTCCTAATTTTCGATATTAAATATACTGATTTGTTATAAAGTTAAAAAAATAAAGAAGGGATTATTTCCCTTCTTTATTTTCTGGTTTTTCTTTAGCATCTAATTCACCATCATCTATTTTTCTACCTGTAGCAGCAGAAACTAACGCTTTAGCAACACCATATTCTTCGTTAAATAATATTGTCATGACTTTAGCATAACCTCTAATCTGTTCATTTATTTTTCTCATGTTACTATTTATCATTTTTAATTCATTATTAGCTCTATTAGATTTTTTCTCTTTATCAGTATCACCTTTTTGTCTAATATTGTTTATTGCATGGTTGTAAACATTTTGTACTTTAGCCTTCAATCCCTCTAATTTTTTATTAGCATCAGGTAATTCCGTTAAAATATTATGAACTGCTATAACGTTAACTTGAGATAGTTTTATTTCTTTTTTATGTTTATCACTTAATCTAAATGTTTCAAGTAATACGTTTAAATATTTTTCATCTTCATCTTCTTGGTTTACATCTCCATCATCATAATCTTCAGGTCTTAATTTTATAGAATGTGCTCTAGTATCATTTATCAATCTATGAATATTATTAAGACATTTACTTTGTATACTAGGGAAAGCCATTTTATTAGGATGATATTCTATCATCTTATCATTTTCACCATTTCTTATTTTTACTACACATTTATTCAAATCATATTTTTTAACAAATCTAGCTCCTGCTTCAAACTTTTCTCTATATATACCAACCATATGTAAAATCCATTTAATAACACGTTTCATTTGCTCAGTTAATTTTTTGATTATACCATTTTTACTAGTTTCTACAGATTCTTCAGCCTCTTCTTTTATGATTCGTAATTTATTACTATCATAACTCACATATAATAAATTTTCAAACATTTCTTCTTCAGTTATATAAAATTCTTGAATTTCTTGATACTCACTTTCAACCATTTCTTCTCGTCTAGCATCAAAAATATCATATATGTTTTTCACTATTATCACATCCCTTTACAGTTAGTCTAATTGATTTAGATTCTGTCATAAGATAGTATTCATTTTTCTTTTTAGTATTTCTATATATATTAAACTGAGTACCGTTTTTATGGTGTATTAATTGTAATTTACCATTATTAAATACTTGTGTAATGGACTCTATTCCATGTTGTTCTAATATAAATCTATCTATTATATTTGCTGCTTCTAAACAATTATATTTTTCTGCAATTTTGTTTATTTTATTAATAATGTCACCATTTATATCATAATCAACACTCTCAGTAACATAATCACCATTAATAGGCATATCGATCAATTCTTCTTCATAACCAACTTTATTATATCTTAAATACGATTCAAGTTGTTGATAATTAAAAGAAGATTTAGCTTTATCTTCATCATAATTAATATTATATCTACTGGACTCACAGTTATATAAATTACATATTCTTTGATTTACATTTTCAAGTTTTTTCTTATATATAGGAAAATCTTGTAATGTCATCACGCTTAATAATAATCTTTGTACATGTGATTCCATTAAGACATTCTGACCCATGATAAATTCAATATCATTTAAAGCATTTTCAATAGCATATTCATTATAAGTCCCTATAATATTATTTTCAACTATAGATACAGCACTTTCAAATATATTAAGTAAATCTTTATGTGTAGGATAATCTCTTAAATATTCTTTATTTGCGATAGCATTTCCTTCTTTACAATATTTACACACTTCATATACACTTTTTATCTGTTTAACTTCTTTCTGCATAGTTTCTAAAATGTTTTTATTAAATTCTTGCATACAGACACCTCCTATTTAAAATTGATTTCTTTAGGATAAACACCAAATAATCTTAAACAAGCTTCTCTAATAAATTCAAAATCATTGAATTTAAACATATTTGTGATAGTTATACCTTCAGTAAGCTTTTTATCTAAATCATAATCATTAGATTCAATCGTTACTGTAAATTCTAATATATTTTCTTCATCAATATCTTTATAATAAGGTACCACTGAACAATGTGAACCTATTTTATCACGTTGTATAACGTAACTATTTTCTATTATAAGTTTACTATTGATATCATTTAAAGAGAATAGCTTTTTATTATTAGGATTTTTATAAACTAATTTACATTCTATAACTTCATTAGATATACTAACATTATCTCCCTGAACTGTTATAGATTGTATATCGTCAGAGTCGTTTATATTAATCATGTCATCAACCATCGATTCAAATACTTTAACAGGTTTACCATGTTTAGATGCCTTTACTATCTCTCCTAAATCATCTTTAGCGAATTGAACTAAATTATTTTCAACACCTTCTTTTTTAGATAAATCATCTATGACTATTAGACATTTTCTGATATCTTCGTTTATATGTTCAACTGCTGATGGTTGTTCTTTAAGCATTAAGTTATAATATTTTTTATAAGTATTTAGATAATTTCTCATTTCTTCTTCATATTGATTTTGAAGATAATAATTCATTTGAGGAATACTTATAGAAGATTCACTCATTACATCTGTAATATATGATTCCATGTTATAACTATCATTTTTATGATGGTGATTTATGGATTTTTTATAATCTGTTAAATTATCTCCTATTTCAATATTACCATTTTTTAAGTCAGTTTTAATTATACCTCTATACATATCTCTATTTTTGTCTAGTATTTTATTTAAAATAGGACCTCTAAATAATGGACCGTTTATAAGCTTTTGATTATCTTTAACATACTGAACATATTCTTTTTTAGTTTTAAATTCAATAAACCTTCTACAAAGTTCAGAATTTAATTTATAAGTATACATTTTTACAATGTCAACAGGTTTACTTACAGTATATTCACGTATAACAGGACATGATCCTATTTCTAAGTCTTTTATGTCAATCTCAACTTCATAAACATAAAAAGCTTCAGTTTTTTCACATAAATAGTTTTTAAATTCCTTTTCGCTCATTCCATCGGGTATAACTACTATATTTTTTCCTTTATTATTATGACCTACGAATTCCATATTTGAACCACCCACTACATCAAATACTGCGTCTGATAATGCCCATGATATAGCATCTTCTTTATTATCCCAGAAATAAGTAGACCATCTTGGGTCACTATATTTAGTGGCTCCAACATTTATCGACATTGGATCTATTTTATCTTTTATTATTCTAGACGAACCACGGTATAATTTGATTTTCCCACCTTTTAACTTTTGTATAGGTTTATCAAACCAAACTAAGAATTTATCTGGTTCAAACTTTTCTTCAATATAACATTCACTTATAGTATCTATAAGTTCATTTATCTGCTTATCATTTTTAACGAATATAGGAATTCTTTTTAAAGTTTTTAAAAAGAATTTAAACGTTTTTATAATATCACCTTCACTACGTTTATAAGTTCTAGATACACTTCTAAACATAGATTTAGATACAGATGTACCCATTATAACCATTGGTTTATTTATAAATCTTTCGGGTTCAAAGCATATAAATAATTGCATACCTTCTAGTATGTAAAGTTTATTATCACCTTGTACTCTTTTTTCAAACCAATCTAAGAATTTAACTGATTCAGTATTAAAAGCTGGATCGCTAAATCCATTTAATCTATTAGGTTTTTGAGTATGAAGATATTCTAATATAATAGGGTGTATTTTATTAGTGTTTAAGTTTTCCAACCCTTTTATTAATGCTGATGTAACAGCATCAAACTCTAATGCTTCTGCATTATATATTCTAGAGTATTCTTTTATAATAGTACTTTTACCAGAACCACCTAAACCAGTTATATATAAAACATTATTAGAAGTTCCGAATTTATCGATATTAACTTCAATATTTTCTTTAGAAATAAATAAGTTTTCTTCAATAATATTCCAATTTTCATATAACTTTAAATCACGCTTTCTTTCTTTTATAGCATTTTCCATACCACCGTTATTTATCCAATCATAATAATAATCATATTCATATTTAAGTTTCGGATTTTTTCTTAATAATAACTTAGTTTGAGTATTAGATTTTCTTACTAGTTTTTCAATATATCTAAAGTCATCTTCATACCTAGCACCGATTATCATTCGATTTATCAATGCCTGCAATTCAATAGGATTATTTTTAGCTAAATCATAACTTAATGAGAAAAACAAATCGTTTTCAGAGTATTTACGTTCATTGAACTTTTTAAAGTTGTAGATAGTATTATCCATACCATCACGTAAACTTTCTTCTATTATTTCTTTTTTAAATCCATTGAATTTCTTTTCATCGGCAATATACCATTCAAATAAATCTGAAACTCTATATCTTTGCTTATCACGTTTTACTTTTCTAATCATAGAATTAATCATGGAAGTGTTTACAAATACAATAGGTAGTCCTTTTACCATATCAGGATTAATATCTGCAAAGATTTGTAATCCTTCAATAACAAATTTTTTATCTGGGTGTTGATTACAGTAGTTAATTGCATATGATAATACGTTAGTCATTTCTAGAGATAATTCTTCATTGTTAAGTTCGTTATTAATAAGTTTTTGTTTTAATAATGGTTTATTATTAAAATATTTATTAAATATTAGTTCGTTTGAATATGGACCAAAATCCATATCTGGATGTTCAAACATATCCATCTCTATACATGTTGCATTATATTTCTTACATAGTTCATCACTTAGAGTAGATTTTCCACTACCTGATAATCCTGTAATTAAACAAATATTACTTTTACCTGAATCGAATAATTCAAAGTTTACATACAAATCTTTTTTATTTCTCATATAAGCTTCTTCTATCACTTCAGTACTTTCTTTTATAGGTTGTTTACTAACACCTTTAATATCTTCTATTTTAAATATTCTAGGTATTTTCTTTTCATCACCGTATTTTTCAAAACTCTGTTTAATTTCTTTTAAGAATCTAAAAAGATTTTCGTAATTTTTATTTGTTATTTTTACATAATGAACTGCTTTTTGTGAACACATTACTTCATCTTTTAAACGTTCTTTTTCTTTATCTACATCTTGTATTTTATGATGATTATTAGGATTATCTCCACCATCTTTTATTTCTATTTCTAATTCTAATGAATGTATATAAACATCTGGTATATAGAATTTATCCTCTCCATTATACTTATAAGTATACGTATGTGGAGAAGGCATTGATATATCTTCAGGGTCCCAGTTAAAGAATCCATCTAATGTTTTTAAAAAGTCTAATTCATAGCTTCCAGTATATGTTGATTCATGTTTACCATCAGACCATTCATAAGTACCAGATATACTTCTATTAGCTAACATTTCTCTTTGTTTATTAGGGTCGTTTAATAAATGTGTTTTACCGTACTTAGCAACCATTCTACCCTTCATTATTTTAACATATTCATCTTTACATTTAGGATCTCCACAGAATCTATTATATTTACCAGTATTCATATTCCATGTAGTAGGTTTTTTACACATTACACAATTCCCATGTGTTTTTCCAGTTTTCATATAATAGTAATATTGTTGAACACACATATCTTTCGGTATCATTGAAGAATGTTCTTTTTCTATATGACTATATAAACATGGAAGTTCAGTAAAATTCTTTCCACATATTTTACATTTGAACATAAATTTAACCACCTTTCTTCTTTATATTACAGTTAACTTAAGAGATTGTTTTTATCAACAATATTTACAAGAATTAATGAAAAATAAACTAAATTACAATATAATAATACCAATGAATTAAACAGTAAAGGAGATGATGATAATTGGCTTTACCAAGAGATGTTGGTCTGGATAAAGATTTTTACCAGAAAAGTAGAATATTTAAAGAAACCGATTCATTAGTAAACTATATTTTAAATATCCTATTAATGCGACCTGGTAATATGCCAAGTATGCCACATATAGGCATTAATATAGGTCAATACGTTCAACCTACAATGCAACAACAGTTAGATGTTGAACTTATTAAGGGTCTGATTGTAAGTAATTGTGAGGATTTACTTCCTCAATTATCAACCGATGAATTACTGGTTACAGTAGTTATGGATGAATTTAATAAACCAGTATTATTAATTAAGATACCAATGTATGTTGATGAAGAAGAAATAAAATTTGACGCATACTATGCATTCTATAGGAATACATTGAATGAATTAGAATTTAACTTCTTAGTTGACGATAATTTATAAAAATATATTTTTTAGGAGGAAACCGTAATGGATAACAATAATAAAAAAGTAGATATCAAATCTTTATTAGAGCAAAATAACATTAAAGTAAATAATAATCAACAAGAAACAGATATTAAAAAAATAGCTAGTAATGTACCAGAAGGATTCGATCCTACAAATGCTGAAAATGCTAAAGCTGAAATGGGTCAAGTATTTGAAAATAATGAAATACTGAAACATTCAGGAATTAGAGGTGGAGGAGTCCCTGGTAATATAATTTCAGCGGAACAAATGGCTGCAATAGAAGATACGATCAGAGAGATTGAAGAAGAAACAGAATTAGCTAAAGCAGAATTTGAAGCTTTCCAAAAAATGAAAGAAGAGGAAGAAGCTAAAAGAAAAGAAGAAGAAATGAAAGAATCGTTAGCATATGAAGACGATGATTCTTTTGCAGTTGACGAGCCTAAAAATGTAGTTGAAGAATCTATGGATGATGGAGTTGAAAGATCTGAGGATTTCTTAAAAAGATATAATGAGGCAGTTGTGATTATAGATAAAACTGGTATGGGTCAAGTTATAAACTTTACAGATGAAGAAAGAGCTAAAATGAAAAAAGTTAAATCTATAAAATTAAAAGAAGTTGAAACTGTAGAATTAAAATCAATAAAAACTAAAAAGGCTAAAACTGGTATAGCTGATAGAATATTACAAAAACGTAATACTATTAGAAATACAACTATAGTTTTACCTATTTCAGGTTTAACTATGGTTATGAAAGGATGTTCTACATTTGAATTAATGGGATTAATAACTGGTCAAGAAGTTAATGTTATGACATTAGTTGCTAAATGGACATTAATACATTCTAAAGTTGAATCAACTTCTATAGGTAAAATGGATTTCAACACATTCTTAAATAATGTGGCTTCATTAGAATATGATATATTAGTTTATGGTATATTATGTGCTACATTCCCAGATGAAGACGTATTCCCATTAACTTGCCCAATGTGTAGAGTGCAATAGAACATAAATATGAAATGAGATCTTTATTAAGAGCTGAAGAAATGTCCGAAAAACTTGCAGCATTAGTAAAAGATGTTGCAGACCATTCTTTTACTGAAGAACAAGCTAAAGAATGTTTTGAAAATTCTGTATTAAATACAGAAAAATCTATACAATTACCAGATTCTGAATTTATATGTACTATAGGTGTTCAAAATGCATATTCATTCATATATGATTCAGTAAATGCTATAGATAAATTAGATGAAAAATATCAACAAGCAACAATAATATCATCTGCTGTTTCTAGAATTTACGTACCAAATCCAGATGATGATGGTGCTACATATCTTGAAATAGATGACACTGAAGATAAAATAAAATTAATATATAGTTTAAATGCTACTGATATAAGTATACTTAGTACTAAGATAGGTGAAATAACAGAAGGATTAGAATTTAGATTTGGATTAATGGATATTACTTGCCCTAATATGAAATGTAAACACCATGTAAATTCTTTAGGAGTTGAATTAGATACAATCCTTTTTCACAAATACCAACAAGCAATGAATACGACTATAGACTAGAAAAAATATCTATGTTTATGGACGAAATATTAGAGTTGTTTGGTGGTCCAAGTGCTTATTTTATGTTAGAAGAAATGTCATACAAGGAACTTGTAGCGATAAGAGATGCTCGTATTAAACGTAAAAATAAAGAAATAGAGGATGAACAAAAATACCGAGAAGAGGAGTTAAAAGCCCAAGAACGAGCAATAGCTAATAGTAAAATTTATAGATAATTTAATTGATTCCGAGAATCCCAAATAAGACGAAAGGAAAAGGATTCTTATGATGCCAATAGATGAATTTATAAATCAGCTAATTCAATCAGGATTAGCTGACTCTTTTTTAGACGTAATAGAGTTACATTATTTAAAAGTAGTTGAAGTTTACAACATAATATCATTTATAGAGGAAAGTAATATTCTAAATATAGAGTACATAGATGACGAAGAACATGATTCACTTAAAGTGATTATATCGTTAAATGAACCTGTTGAAATAGAGGAGGAATATTCTCAAACAACAGACTTTTCAATACAAATTATTAATGTCGGTACTACGTTGGAGATAACCGTTACTAATAATTATGAAAGTGAGGCTGTTATTTATGAAAATAGATTTAATGGACGTAGAACGCCTTATACGCACAAATGGTCTTGAAGGAAAAGAAGTTACAAATCCCATATTATTCGAAGCTGGGAATGTACCAACTGCTGATGGTATGCTATCATTAGAAATATTTGGAATGACATCTAAAGAAAGAAAAGAAAATTATGCTTATATAAGTTTACATGATTATTTTCTTCACCCATATGTTTATAAAATACTTTTAAGACTTGATAGACGTATTGAGGCTATAGTAAAAGGTACACGAAAGTTTATTATAACTGAAGCTGGAGAATTAAAAGAAGACGAAGAAAATGGAAATAACGGATGTGCTTGGTTATATAAAAACTGGGATAAAATAAAATTTAAAAGAAATGATTCTAACGTAAGAAATGAAAGAATTAATTTAATAGAAGCTTATAATAAAAATGTTTTATTTGTAAAAAGATGGATAGTTATACCAGCATTCTACAGGGATGTTAATTTCCAAAAATCCGATTCTGGTAAATTATCTCATAATGAATTAACTGATTTATATTGTAAATTATTAAAATTTACAAATATGTTAGCTTCTATAAACGAATTTGACTTTATGATAAATTCTAATAGAGGTAAAGTACAAGATACATTAGTAGAAATATACGATTATTTCAAACATAAATTAGAAAAGAAAAATGGATTAATAAGAAAATCGCTATTAGGTAAAACAGTTGACTATGGGGTTCGTGCAGTTATAGCTGCACCTGAATTTAGATCTGATAGATATGATGATAATATAGTTGACTTTACACATTGTGCTATTCCTATAGCATTACTTTGTACTTTATTCTATCCATTTATGTTACATGAATTAAGAAATTTCTTTAATGAGCAATATGAAATGCTTAATTATAAAATAGAAGATTTATCAGAATATAATAAGAAGTTATCAGGGTCCGCTGATTTATTAGACTTTAACTTCTATTATAGTGATGATTATTTTAAAAAGATGATGGATGGGTTTACTAGAACATACGATGATCGTTTTAAACGTGTTGAAATCCCTTTAAAACAAGAACAACCTTATCCAATATATTATAAAATAAAATTACAAAAAGAAGATGGTACTGAAATAGTTCGTGATATGACTATAACAGATGTTCTATTTATAGTTGCAAATAGAGCTGCTGCAGATAAACATGTTTTCATAACACGTTATCCTATAACAAATCACTTAGGATCTATACCATCTAAATTAAATGTATCATCTACAGTAAAAACTGAACCGATGATATATAATGGTGTTTTATATAAATTTTATCCTGTAGTTGATTTAAATATGTCACCTGTAGAAATTACAACTTATTTCTACGATGTTCTTAAATTATCAAATGTTTTACTTAAACAGTTTGGTGGAGACTATAAAATGGTCACGTTGTAGTCTTTAAACTACTTAAATTGTTCGGGAACACCCTTAGAGCTTAAACTACTAAGTTATAATAGTAATATTATGATGGCTGAGATTAATTACCTCAGGTATAGTAAAAAGGTTTAAGATTGGGTAATCCGCAGCCAAGTTACCAATCATGAAAGGTGATGATGAAATGGAAGAAAAACTTATTGTAATAGGCGATGTTAAACCGATGTATACAATATCTAATGACGGTAAAGTTAAAAATATTAAAACAGGAAAATACTTAAAATATGGAGTTACAACAGCAGGTTATTATACAGTTGGATTACAACATAATGATAATAGTAGACATATTTATTATATTCATAAATTAGTTGCAGAAATGTTTTTGGTAAAAAGTGAATTTGATGAACAGGTTAATCATAAAGATAAAAACCGTTCAAACAATAATGTTGATAATCTTGAATGGTGTACACAATTAGAAAATTTAGAACATCAATTCACATGTACTAATAAAACTAAAAAAGCTGAAATGACTAATCATTGGGGTAAAATTTCTCCAGGATCTGAAAATGGTATGTCTAAAATAACTGATGAACAATGTCATTTTATTTGTAATTTATTAAGTAAAGGATATAGTAGACCTGAAGTTATTAAACTATGTAATTTTCCTGTAAGTTATACTATAGTTAGATTTATCCATGAGAGAAAACGTTGGAAACATATTTCTAAAAATTACGATTGGTAGAAGGTTCAGAGACTAGGCATATGCCGTACCGGTTCAAGCGAATTGGGAAAAAGGTAGATAGGTTTTTGAATAACCTATATGATATAGTCCATGGTGGGGAAACTCACTGGTAGAGTAGCGTCTACAAAAAAAATATAGACATACTTGGACGGTGACCAGATGTCTATAAAAGGAATATTCTCACAAGAAGCAAATGCTGAATGTGATCAAATAGTTCGTAGTAAAGCAAATATACTAGATATAAATGCTTCAAACGTAAGAAAGACTGAAAATGAAGCAATACAAACTTTATATACATTAACAAAACGACCTGCTAGGGGAGAGTTACATGATGATATAACTGACCCTACACAATATGATTAAAGAATAGATATACTCCATAAGGAGTATATCTATTCTTCTTTTTCTGTAATAATAGCTTTTTCATCACCGTTTAGAACATCATCTGACCATTCTATAGGCTCAATATCCTCTAAAGATTCTTCAGTTGTTATTATTACACGTTTTTTATCTTTTATTATGTCTTTAAGTTTTTTCATTTTACTCAGGTCTTTCTAATTCATCTATGAATATTTCTATATTTCCATCAACCCCAACAACATCTTCTATAACTTCTTCTTTAGGTGGTTCAACAACTTTTGGTTCTACAACTTTTTTAGGAACTGGTTTTTGTTTACGTTGTGGTAGTCTTTCAGGTTTTAGTTTAGCATTTGCTCTTGAATCTATTGTACCTGGATTATCTATTCTACGCTTTTTCCATTCCTCTCTTTTTTTAGTTTCTCTTTCTATCTTTTCATTTAATAATTCGATTAGTTTAGGATCGTTAGATTTAAGTTTTCTATGAGCACCGTTTTCCATGTATTCACGCACATCTATTCCAAGACTTATCCATCTTAAAACAAGATGTACATCATATTCAGCAGGAGATAGAATCGGTCCTTTAACATTATATCCTGGAATAACTTTATCCGATAATATAACAAATCTCATTATTTATCACCACCTTGTTTATTATTGTTGTTATTATTATGTCTTTGCTTTTTATTATTTTCATTTTGTTGTTTTGGTTGTTCTTTTTTAACTTCTTGAACTGGTTGTTGTTTAGGTTCTTCTTTAACAACCTCTTCTTTTACTTCGACTTTAGGTTCAGGTTTCGGTGGTTCTTCTTTTTTAGGTTCAACGTAATCTATTGCTTTGTATTCTCTCTTTTTCATTATTTCTCGGAATCTAGCAAAGTTAATTTTAACGTATTCTTTACCATTATAAAGTTTAGCATTACAATTTCTAATAAGTAATTGCTCTACTACATCTTCTTCTAATAATAAACCTTCACCTTTATAATATTTTTTACCTTTGTAATCAACAGGTACTCTAAGATTTAATAATACTTTAGCGTATAAAACTCCATTTTTTCTTATTAGCTCTATCATTCTAGTTACCTCCATTTATTTTTTTATAATTCTTCTGGTATATAGTTTTCAGTTATTCTATCTATTTTTTTATTAAATTCGGCTTCTTCATCATATGCAGGTATTTTGTCTAATACTGACATTATTTCATCTTCAGCCATATCTATTTCTCCATCTTCTTCTATGAACATATCTGCTATAGAATTATTAACTGCTTCAAGCATTAAATCTACTTGTAAGTCAGCTTCAGCTTCAGCATTGATTAATTTCTTTAAATTTCCTAACATATTAATTGTTCACTCCTTTATATAATATATTTACATTAATTAATTGATTGTTTTCTAATAAATAATTTATAGTATCCCTTCATAACGTATAACAGTAATGGCACTTTTATCATATTAGTCCAATTTGGTACATAATATGTAAATTCTTCTAAAGCATCAAAATCTATATTATGAATACTTTCTATCTGATCATTCATATATTTCATTAATAATTTATCGGCTTCATCATATTCGAAATTATCATTCAATTCGCCATTAACCATTATATCAATCACATGTTTAGGGAAATATTCTATATCCCCACCTTTAAAACGTATCGAATAAACCTTTGCACTATAATATCTAAATACAGAGTATATATTTTTGATTTCTTGTACTTTGAATTTATTATATGGATAGCGTTTTAATTTCTTTCTAGTTTCAAATGTTCTAAATAAAGAGTTATCATACTCTAAAGGGAAACAGCATGTGTCATCTTCGTTATTTAAATAAATAGTTTTATGTGATTCTTTATCATATAACAATCCATGTTTTTGTATAAATGCATTAACATATCTGTCATAAATTGCCAAAGAGTTATCTGCATCATAATACATCATAACATTATATCTTTTATGATAATAGAATAGTTTATATCTATTAGCTATATCTTCATATAGCGAACGCATTCTTTGTAACATTTCATAAACTTCATCTTCTATTATACATTTATCTTCTGTACCAATATTATCAACGATACATGTATATTTATTGGTAACTTGATCTAATATTTTCATAGAATCTTCTTTAGTAACATATTTTATAGTAAAACCTATTTTATAAAAGTTATTAGACTTTATTGTATCATAGTTTACTGTAGTTACTCTAAATAACATATCATGACCTTTATGTTCTAATATAAAAAAGTCGTCTGGATAAGGTTTAATAGTATCAGGTAATATTATCAATTCTCCACCATCAAACGAACCATTTAACCCTTCATCACCTTCATCAATATCTAATTGAATAGCTTCCATACCATATATAGGAAGGTTCTTAACTTCGGAATATCTTATAGGTGATTGAGCTCCTAATATCTTATCAACGTTTGCAAAACCTAAATCAACTGTAGATTCTATCGTATTGATATTATAATATGTTACGTAGGTAGGTGTAGTTTCTAAGAATCTTGTGAATGCACTATTAAGCTTATCTTCATATTTAAATATATTATTATTAACTAAGAGTTTTTCATCAAACTTAAACCCCATTATCATCACTCCTTTCTTCGAGTATTCTTATACTTAGTGGATTGTTTTATTTAATAAATCAGTGGAAATACAATTAAGTAAATAAAAAAATCTCGGAATCAAATAAATTATGGTATAGATAGATTAGAATCTATCTATACCAATTTCTTTAAGCTTTATTTCATTTTTCTTAACTCCATAATCTTTTCCTATATCGTTATAAAATAATCTTATATCATTTACAAATGGTTGTATATTTTTAATCATACGTTTATAATAATCAGGTGGTCTATCAGCATCACTAAATATATTAACATTAACATCACAGAGTAATCCCTGTTCTAAAATATATTTTATTACATTAAGATACCCCGAACCGTTTATAGCTGCATACACTGTATTATATTCATATCCATTCATTAAATGGTAATATATACCTAATATATCAAATACTCCTTCAGCAATATTTATAGTTTTAATATCATTATTAAAAGGATCTATTTTATTAGGCATTATATAAAATTTACCAGTTGTATCTAAATCTCTTTTTATTTTATAGATATAATATCTCTGATGATTTCCTGTCATATCTCTAAAGTTTATAAAATCATTTCTTGCTGATAAGAATCCAACATGATCAGTTTGTAAAGCTTTAATATGTTCAGCACTTCCATATAATTTTTCTATGTGATTATATCTTAATAATCCTATAAAATCATAAACTATTTTCTTATGATGAAGTTCTTCAACATCAATTTTTATTCCTAATCTATTTTCAATATAATTATGTTTTTGCATTACTAAATCCGTTATTTTTAACTCTGGGAATTTAATGTTTAATCCTTTCTTGTTAAATGTTAATCCATGTTTTTTACATGACAATCTATTATATCTTTCTATATTTACAGAATTAGAACCTGTATATATTCCTATCATTGTTAGCGTAGTTCCATTAAATAATCCTGTTGAATTACATCTAAGACATCTGAACACTAATGGTTGATCATCATCAGGATTTATTCTGATAGACAAATGTGCAGAGTTTGCATTTTTAATCGAATCCCCACAGAATGGACATCTAACATTTAATTCATAGTTCTTGTAATATGATGGTTTAATATTTAATAATATTTCATTTATTAATTCTTTCTTAAATTCTCTACTATCCATATAATCACCTCTTAAAAAATAAATAGTTCATGGGTAATTAAATATTACCCATGAACATTAAGAATTCATCACTTACTAAATCTTCATCTATAGATATTGTTTTTCCTTGTAGATCTTGATTATGATAATCTACAAATTCAAATTTAGTTTTCAATAATGTTGATAAGACATCTAATATAACTCTAGGTCCTTTTAGTTTTAATAGTTTAGCATATTTCTTTTCTACTAAACGTTTGTATCTATCAGACTGTTCTATCTTATCTACAAATTTAAGACTTCTCATTGCTTTGTTTGCATTTCTATCTAACATATTTCCAACTATCATATGTTGTAAATACTTATAACCTTGTGACTGCATTTTATATTTCATCAGAATCACTAATCGTGCAAATTGTTCTGATGATAATGCTTCCATCTCACTAAAACCATTAAACTGTTTAGCGAAATATAGTTTAATTAATTGAAGTTGAAAATCTGTTGGTCTATAATTCTTTTTATAATATTTGATTTCTTCATCAGATATATCAACTTTTAAACTATCTTGTAAATTTTGTAATACGGTTTCTTTATTAACTGTACTAATAACTACATTTGATAAATCTTTTCTAAGCATAGACATTTCCATTTTATCTTGTTGAGACAATGAATCATCATTATCTCTTTCATCTGAAATTTCTGTTGGAAATAATTTATACTTTTCCTTTGTAAAGTTTCTAAAATCTCTTGAAACTGTTGATCTTATTAAGGCTATATTATGAGAATTTTCATTGTAATCTAATTTAGGAATTATATTACTTACAATGTTTTGTAATCTAGTTTCTGCAAATGATATAGGATCGAAATCTCCTATAAGTTCTCTTTGATGCCATATCTGTGCATCTCTTTTCTCACTGTCTTTAGTTTCTTTTAATATGAATGCAAACAGTTTCTCTTTTAAATTTATCCCCTTCCCACAGATTTCGAATAATGGATCATAATATTTGTTTATTATAAACATCTTATTCGTATGCATAAATCTATGAGAATAATGTAAAATTAATGGTATTAATAAATTTGTACACATAGACATTCTATAAAGAATTGCATTGTGTTCATCTGTAAATGATGATTCTTTACCATATTTAGCTGTCTTAACTTCACATTCAATACTTCGTGTGTTGTTTAATTCTACTAAAGCATTTACTTGTTTTAATATCGGTTCGGTTATGATTGTATCATATAATAATTTTATGAATGAATCTTCACTTAGAGGACCAGATCTTGTATCTAATAATGTTTTGATTTTGAATAATGCAGTTATATATAATTTATCTGGATCATAATACTTAACAAAATAATTAAGATGGTTACATATTAATGAAGTTTGTTTTCTATACTTGCTTTTAAATGTAAACATACTTATCATTTTATCAGGTAATTCAAAATGCAACATTCTATCAAAAGCCACCATTAAGATACCATTATCAAATATAAATAATTGATCATCCTCTGTTTGATCTTTAACCCAATTTTCATAAAGAACTTTATTATTGTTAACCATACCGATCAATCACCCCTTATTATTTTTTATTTGTTTCATTGTTATAATATATAATTGAAAAATTACCTTTTTACATATAGTCATTTTTTCTTTCTTATTGGAGTAATTTTATTAGCACCTGTTTTCTTAGCTTTAGTTTTCTTAATTGTATTTACTCCTCCTGAACTAGGATTTTTATTCTGACGTTTTTCTAAATAATCATCTTTTAACTTTTTAGTTTTTTTATCTAATTTAAGTTTCTCTGCTTTTCTTTTTTCTCTCATCACTTTATCTGCTCTTTTATATTCTTCTTCTATGATATTCATGTGTTTTATCTCTTTAAGGACGTTCTTAGTTAATTTCTCTCCATATGTTTTAACATATGATTTTTGAAGAACTTGTTTATCTTCCATTATATATTTACAAGCAAAATAAATAGATTTTTCATAACTAAATATTAAGCCTGGGTTTTTGCTAACTGGAGGTCTTGTTAATACAACCTCTTCATATTTATTAGATAATTCTTTAATCAAATACCCGTTTAGATTTGCTACATATGCATATCCATACGTAAAACTAGGACAATTTGAAAAGAACTCTATCTGATATTGTCTATAAGATTGATCGAATTTCTCATTCTTTTCAGTTTGTTTAAATTTAATAATCACGTCATATGTTACATCCCTATCAACATTTTCTGATGGAATCATGACGTGATAATAAACATCTTTTTCTGTTGTATAAATCTTCATAGTTATGTTTTGTTTTTCTTTTAATAATTTTAATCTATAATCTAAAACCATTAACAATTGATCTTTTCCGGGTATAACTGCTCCTTTACCCATAGGGTTTTTTAAAAACTCATCAATTTTCATACTCATCCTCCTCTCTTAAACAAACCTTAAAAATATGTTGTTGTTAATATAAAAAATAATTTAGAGGATAACAAATATGTTATCCTCTTTTTTATTAGAATCTTACTGCAACGTATTGATTACTACTTAATAATAATCCTATTATACCTGCTGTAGCTCTTAATACTTCTATATCAGTTTTACAACTATTTATTATCGTATTATCTAAAGCCATTTCTCTAACTATAGCTTCAGGTTTAAATACATCATCTAAATCAGGAGTTTTAAATACTTTTTCAAACTTATGGAAGAATCTTTGTAACCAATTTCCATCTTCTAAGCTTATATTATCAGCTCCTACGATTTCAACAAATTCTATTTCAGTTCTTTCTATATCTATAACAGCTTGTGCTTTTATAGATTCTTTTAATAACTTATTCATAATATAATGTGGTATATGTTCTTTAAATTTATTTTCTAATAATATTCTAGTTACATCTTTATATGCATCACTTATTGCATCAAGATACATATTTCCTATTTTATTCTTTTTATATTTTTCATCATTTCTTAAATCTTGTATTGCTGTTTGTATACCTATAGTTTGACCTGGAGTTACACCGAATAAATAAGCAGACTCACATGCTTTAACAGCATCTTCAACTAAATCAAAGTTTGCAAGTTTAGCTAATTCTGTACTTCCTCCAACGTTTATTATACCCATATTTCCTTTTAGTTTAGACATTCTTTGTTTAGCATTTACTAATGCTTCAGTTATCGTACTAGATTTTTCAGCAGCTTGATGTAAATCTTGATATTTAGATATAGCATCTTTTTCTAATATTTGTAACATACCTTCATCTTTTTTGATGAATCCTGTTGCAAATGTAGATTGTTCTCCTATATCCATTTCTTCAACTTCACCAAGATATTCTTCTACTTTAAATTCTAAATCTCCTTTTAAAACGTCTAGTGCTATACTTTCATTTATTATTGTACATCCACATAAAGCAGCGAAATCATTAAATAAATCAGCTCTATGTTCATCCATTAAAGAACCTTTAGCATATACTGCTGTAGATGTTTTAGTTGCTTTAAATTCTAAACTTAAATCTCTTGCAAATCTTTGTAATAAGAAAGAATCGTAATAAGGTGCAACTACAACTAATCTTTGTCCTCTATCTATAGCAGCTCTTATTGCTGGTTGTATTAATGGTTCAAAATAATCTTGTTCTAATTTATGATTAAACATTAATATTATTGGTTTCTTAATATTACAAGTTCCATTATCATTATTTATGAATATTCTATCAATATATGTCATAAATTGTAATTTATAACCTTTTAATACTTCATAAGTTGTATTTGATGATTTAGATTTATTAAATTCTATAGCTGGGTTTCCAGTTTCTTTATATATAGTTCTTATCATTTCAGCTATACTAGAATCACCATTAGTTGATACTAACGCCAATTTATATATTTCGTCTAAATCACCTTCTTTATTTATAGGTACTGCTATTTCTTGTATTTTATCACATATATCTTCAACAACTTCTTCTAATGTATCTAAAAGCTGTTTTGGTCTTAAATTAGTTTTCTTAGCTATATCATCCATTTGTTGTAATAATTGGTTGGCACCTACTACAGATGTAGTTGAACCGTCCCCAACTCTCATAACAACTTGATGTGCTATTTTAACTATTAATCCTAATAATGTATTTTGAACTTCGTCCATATAAGCTAATTTTTTTAACACTTGCCATCCATCTTTAGATAACATAACGTCTCCAACTTTATCTAAAACTGAAGTTGCACCATAAGGTCCAAGAGTTTTACTTAATGTATTGGAAACATCATCAAATAAAAGATGAATTCTTTCCCTATATTCTTCTTCTGTAATAACATTATTATTCATATTTATTTTATATTTATTATCCATATCTAATTACCTCCAAGTTTTTAAATATTATAAATTTGTTATGGGGTTTATTTATTATCATCCAGCTCACTCATGTCAAACTGAGTAAAATGCTCTTTCTCTAGTTTTAATACTGGTGTAACCCCTAATTTAAATACTTCATTCTTAATTACTTCTTCATCTAATCCTTTAACCTTTAATCCAAATTCTTCATCTAATTCATAATTACATCCTAACTCTCCTAATAATATTTCTGTATAAGGAATAAGTTTATGTTCGATTAATTGATGTACATACTTAACATCATTAAGCACATAGCATGTTGGTTTATTAGGTAAAAACTTAACTGCTTCAATGAAATCTCCAGTAAGGAATTTTATCTTATCTCTATACTTTTCAAAATATACATTACAATCTATAATTGCTTGATGTGCTAATTCTTCTATATAAATATAAAATTCTTTTATTCTATCCTGTTCAAATATGTTATACATTTTAGCACCAAACTCACTAAATTTAGATTGTGTGTAAATTGAAGTTAATTCTTCATTAAATGTTTTTAATAGTAAATCACAAGTTTCATCTGGACAATCTGGTTTCTTTATATATTTAAGAGGATTTATATCTAATCTCTCTGCACATATTCTTTCCAAATTATAAATGTCAAAATCTTTTATCTTATCTAATTCTAAATAATCTTTTAAATCATCATAATAGTTGTTACATATTTCATGTAATAATACAGGATATGTCATCTTTATCATATCTTTATAACATATAAACATATAATGGTCTCTTGTACCGAAATAATTCACATCACCCATTTTTATCACCTCGTATAATAATAAAAAAAGAATGACGAAGAATCGTCATTCTTTTATTTTAGAATATATCATTTAAATCATCTAAACTTGTTGTTTGTACCTGTTCAGGTTTATTATTATAATTTTGTGTTGCAAATGTTGCTTTATTATAACTTCCTGTAAAATTACCTGAATCTAAAGCACCAACTTTACTTCCTATCTTAGTTACTTTATCCATTAAGCTATTTCTATAGAATTTATCATTATATCTATCAGAATGTACATTAGCCTGTAAAGATACTTTTATATATTCTCTTAAAGCCTCTTTAAATACTTCATATTCTGATTGATAAACTTTAACATCATCTATTTCACCTGTTGCTGGATTATAACCTTCAATTACTTCTTCATCTCTTATAAATGTATAAGAGAATCTTTGATCTGGTAATTTAGTTTGTGGATTTAAATCTCTACAAACATGACATATTATATTTAAATTACCTTCTATTTTTCTAGCTTCTACAACTAACATATTTGTACTTGAAGCTAATGGTAATACTATCGCAACTGAAGCTTCTTTATCTTCAGCTATTGCTTTATCTATTATAAGATTTAAAGCTCTTAATAATGATTGTGCTTTATCAACTCTTAATGTAACAGATATTTTTTGTTCATAATCATAAACTTGTTTTTCTGTAGGATTCTTTAATCTAGGATGTAGCATTATGTTTAATTTGTCATCCCAATATTGAACCACTAATGTAGAAGCTTCTACACCAGTTTGGTTCTTCATTTGAATTCCTCTTGTATTTACTGATTCATTCTTTCCATTATTATCTTTATTATAATTATTAAAAGCCATATAAATACCTCCTATATTTTTTTATTATAAATTCAAATTATTTAATTATTCTATTTCTTTTTACCTTTATTCGCAAGTTTATCTTTTTTAGACACTGGTTTTACAAATTCATATTTACATTGTTCTCTTTTAAATTCTACACCTTTTTCCATTTCTTCTTCAACCCAATTCATAACTTCTAATACTGCTGTAAATTTTAAAGTTTCAAGTTTTTGTTTAGTTTTCGGATCTCTATAAACTCCTAATACGTGTAATTGTTTTACTAATTCTGCTTTCATAATTCAACACTCCTTTTTTAATTATTTGTATAAACTTCTAAAAGATCTCATAAATATATTTAAAACCCATTTATCTTCTTCACTCATAGCTTCATATTCATCTATTCCGTCTATATAAACAAGCCATTCTAATTCTTCGAATGCCCATAATCCATTACCATGTTTTTTAACTATATCTAAAAATTTCATCCTCAATTTAGCTTCTATAGGATGCATATATATACATTCTAATTCATCCTTCAAATCTAATGGCTTATACATATAATCATCTCCTTTAACTATTTTAATTCTAAATATTTGTTATATCACTCATAAAATTTTGTAGAAATTATATACTCGTTTAATTCTTTTTTATTCTCTATTAGAAATGCATCCCAAATTTCAAAATATTTATTGAAATATTTAGGATCATACATACCTCTCCATTTGAAAGGAACCCAATTTTGTTTATTATCCATTACAGATATCATATTAACTCCATTAGATGATATTTTTGCTATATAGAATTTATTTTCTTTAAATACACCTTCAACCACATTCGATTCAATGTTTTTTACTATATAACATTTTATCATTTTTTATTCCTCCTTTTATTTTTTATAATTAATATTATATGTTTAACGGTATAACCTTTCTTTTTTAAATATAATAATAAAAGAATTTTTAGCGTATTTTTAATTACAAAATACGCTAAATAAATCTTTAAATAATTCTTCATAGTTTATACTCTGCAGATTCTATCTTAAGAGCATCAAGATACTCTTTGAATTTCTTTTTCTTTTGGATATATAATTCCTTTCCTGTTTTAGTTTTTACATATGCTAGTTCTCTTTCTATTTTAGCATACTTATTATCTAATAGTTTAATTAATTCTTGTATTGATAAATTCTTATTATGTGTTCTCAAACATACTCTACTTATTAATAATATTCCTATCTCATCTAAGATATCAGCATCCATTACAACTTTCATTTCAGGTGTTAAATCTAACGAATCTAAATCTTTAGCACTATGATATAATATACAATCTAGAATTTTCTTTTTCTTTTTATCTAAATATGGAAACTTCTCAAAGAATATTTCAGCTAATCTATGGCTTACTAGATTATGAGAATTTTCACATACAGTTTTGCTTATATCATGTAATAATAACGTTACTATAACTATCTCTTTATCTGCAATTTCTTTATTCATTAATCTTTCAGCTATTTTAATAGTTCTCATCGTATGTTCATATACCCTTGTAGATATCTTATTATAAGGATCTGTCAACTTTAAGAACAACTCTGCAAACTCATGAACGTTTTGAATATTAGATTTTGTTTCGTCCCATTCAAATACTATTGAATCGAATGTTGATTTAATGTCTGCTAAATATTTCATTAATAATCACCCCTATAGAAAAATTATAGGAGTAAGGATTTTCCTTACTCCGTTTATATTATTTGTTCTAATCATCGATACTTATATCATAATTAATTAAACTATCATAAAGGGCGTAAGGAATATAATTAATATACTCATTAGCAACCTCTTTTATAACGTTTTCTTTATATTGTTTATAAACTAAAAATGCTTCTTCAGCGGTATTAAATAACCCTAAATGGTTTTGTTTATGATCGATATGACATAAGGCTGCATATTTTCCACATTTATGTTTATGGACACCTATAGGCAATTCTCCTCTACAAGCCTTACTAGAACAAAACATATCATTTATTCTTTGAGGAACAAAAACACATGTTTCAGGACTGTATATTTTATTACCTTTACATAAAATATCTTTATCTAAATTCATTTGCTCACCATCTATTTCATAATAATTATCATAATACCATTTTGCAAAATTTTGATAATTTAACCAATCTTCACAAACTTCACAATCTATATATGTTGGTTTTTTATTGTGATAATTATTATCATAACAACGAGTTAACATCCCTCTCCATGTCTTATAACAATGCGTTTGTATACCGTCTATTACAGATTTATATTCACCCTCACCAATATACCCATGACCAACAACTCTTGGTTCATAAGGACATTTTATATTACCGTGTTTAAATTTGTTGTATTGCACATGATAAATGTACCAATCATATTCAGGAAAATAAATATCGATATCTGTGTTATTTCTATAACATGTTATTACTATTTTCGAACCAAAGTTATTATAACCTTCTTCACCTACTCTGTCTAATATTAAACTCATATTACACTTCCTTTCTATAAACATAACGGTAGAAATATTTCTACCGTTATCTAATAATTTAATTATTATTTTGATCTAGGAGCCATTGAGAGAAAGAACCTTCAACAAAATCATCTTCTTCAACTTCAGCATTAGGATTTTCTCCTATTATAACACTTATATCTGCACCAAACATATCTTTGTCATCATCTACCCAACTTGTATCATCATCTGGATTTGTTACATCTCCAAATAATCCTAAACTGTCACCTGCTTTTATATTCTCCATATGTTCTTTAGCTATAGATGTTGCTAATTTATCCATTGCTTCATCTCTCTCAATGTATTCAAATTCATCTTCTTCAATTTTATCGTTTGGTGAGAATTTAATTATACTTTGAACTTTGTCTACATCTATTGCTAATGATTCTTCTTCATCGTCTAATAAACCATTTATGTCAAATACATAATTTTCAACATCTATTTTTTCTTCTGGTTCTTCTACAGGATCATAATAAACTGATGGTTTATAATTTTGTGTTGTTAAATCTCCTTCACAATCATCTAATATATAATTCTCATCTATTACTATAAGTTCTTCTTGATATTCTTCTCCTGGATATAATTGTATAAATCCTTCACCTAAATCGTAATCCATATTTTCTTCTTCAGGTTCATCTAAGAATGTTATATCATCTGCCCAAGATAGTTCATCATTCCAACCCCAATCGAATTCATTTTCTTCTACTGGGTCATCTAGATATTCAATACCTTGTTCATCATATTCAACCTCTGGTGCATTTAAAGCATCATAAATATTTTCCATATAATCTCTACTCATAATTAAAGACCTCCTAAATATTTTATTTGTACTTCACCTATATAATATAGTTTTGAAAATCTTATCTTTTACAATAAGCCCAAACTGTATTATACATTAAAGATAATACGGTTGCCTTACCTGTACAATTAGTTCTTTGAGAAACAAATTTAACTTTACCTCTTTCTAAAACTTCATCAACATTAAAATCTAATTGTTGTTTTCCATTTTCATCATATGATAATCCAACACCTATTACAACAGAACCTTCTTTAAACCACTCTGCATCTAATAGATTTTGTTTACCTACACAAGATACAACTATATCTGCATGTCTAATATACCATTCCAAATCAACTCTACTAGTTCTTGCATTACAAATAGTTACTGTAGCATCCATGTTTCTAAACATTGTTGCCATAGGAGCACCAGCAGTTTCTCCTTTACCAACTACAACAACATTCTTACCAGGAATAAATACCCCTTCTATAGTTAATAAATTCTTTACACCTAATGGTGTGCAAGGCATCAATTCTAACTTATTACATTCAAGCATTGCTTTAGAATACCATGTTAATCCATCCACATCTTTATATGGGCATATTTGATTTATTAGATGTTGAGAATCTAAATGATCGTATACTGGTAATTGTAATATAATACCATCAACCTTTGGATTATTATTTAAATCATCTATTAATGATTCAACCGCTTTATTTGTAGTATGTTCATATAATGTTATAATCTCAATATCTATTCCTAACTTATTTCCCATTTTCATTTTATTATTAACATAAATTTGTGAAGCCTTATCATCACTTGCAACTATTATAACTAAACTAGGTTTTCTACCTTTATAGTTGTTGTGTATCATCATTTTAATTTGATTTTCCATAAATATTTCTAAAGAATTAGCACTTAATAATTTACTCATTTTTGTTTACCTCCATTTTTATATTTATAATTTTTATTTCGTATATCTTTTGTTCTTTTACATAATTCTCTTATAGCTTCTTTAACTTCTTTTCTCATGTTATTAATCTCCTAGAATTCTATTATATTTGAATATCTATCTGTAGTTGAATCAGTTTGTATAGTTTGAACTCCTAATGATTCTAATATAGATCTCATTTTAGTTGTATTATCATTTACTATTTTATCGTAATTTATATAAGGTCTACACCATTCAGGTATAGTTTCTATATTCTTTGGTATTGCTAAAACAGTTAATGCTTTCTTTCTAACTTCTTCTAATTTACTTTCAAATATAAATCTTTTTATTCTATTATATATTTCAGGATCAGTTTTCTCTAATTCAGCTATATCTTCTAATTTATGAATATTAAGATGAACTATATCTACTGTATCTGGAAATTCTATACCCATATCTGGGAATATCATATTCCAAGCATAAGCTCCTCTAAATGATTGCTCTTGAAATGGCATTTTATAAGCCGCCGCTTCCTTACATTTCTTTGGAGTTAAGAATGTTTTCTCTCCTCTTTCTAATGAAGTTCGCACTGACTCTGCTAATTCTCTTACACCATTTATTATATTCTTAACTGTTATATCATCTCCAGATTTTTCTAGAAACTCATCGTTCATAAGTTTATTTATAAATTTTCTTGTGAATTCATTACATTCTGATTTAAGATGATCTAATCCTTTAACATCTGTTTTTTCAAATACTGTTCCTTCTCTTAACATTACTTTTGACATATATCTTTTCTTTGTATTAGTTAATAACATTTTTCTAAATAAGAACTCTGATTTCATATGAATTCTGTTATGATATTCTTCAGGTACTCCTGAGTTTATTGCAAACTTTTTAAGATGTCTTCCTATAACTTGAGAAGCTATATATGTTATAGTATTACATATTTTATATATTAGCATCTTTTCCCCTTCAAATGTCATATCTTCTCCATTTATTTCATACGTAAAATCTTTACGAGTTATTGATAATATTTTATCATCACATTTTATTATTTCATCAAATACGAAATCAACCCATTCTGCTAAACATATCATAGCTGAGTCTGTATCTATTGTAACTATAACATCTCTTTCATCAGTTGTAACCCTACCTATTCTGTTAAATGCAAAATAATCATAATAAACGAACGATTCCATCCAACTCCATAATAATTCCAAATCAGGTTGAACATCTTTTGGTGGTTTATTAGGATCTAAGAATAAATCAGTTTCGTCTATTATTTTAAATATAAGTTTCTTAACTTTAGGTAATCTTGCAAATTCATATAAATTATTTTTATAATATAATCTATTTAAGCTATCTTGATCTAAGTTTAATAACATTGAAAATAATGGATGATTATAATTTTCTTTATAATCAATAAATCTATCTTTTAATCTTTCAAACACTTCATGTGCTCTTTTATCTTCAACTAAGCTCATATCACCATAAAACGGTTCATTTATTACATTAGTTATATATTGTGAACAATCATCAAAATCTATAAATTTAACATTATCTGCGAAAAAGTTTTCAAAACAAGTTACTGCTGTTGATATCATAGATTGACCAGTTGCAGTTGTTGCTACGGCACAATATAAATTATAAAAATATGTTATTGGAGAACCACCTGCACCGTAGTCACTATTCATTAATAATTTTTCGTTTAATTGTCCCATATCTTTCATCGCATATTCATAAGTTGATGGATCTAATTTTTTCATTGCAGACTTCATACTATCCCTAGATTTCTTAAGGTCTATTAAGAAATGTATTGAAGGATTATATTCTTGCTCATGATTTTTATATATCGTTCCATTACCCGCAACTATAAAATTATTATTTTTCACCCATTGCATTAATGTTAATGCATCAACTCTTTTAGTTGTATTGATATAGTTATTATCTAAAGTTGTTATCGGTATTCTAATATTATTATCTAATATTGAATATAAATAATCTTCTAATTCGTCATCTTTAATATCTGGATAATTTAATTTAACTGTAGTTCTAACTGTATTCATCCAATCTTTAATGAAATAATTTTCTTTCATCATATTATCCATAAAATTACCTCCTTAATTAAATTAATCATATATAAATTTGTTAAATGACAAATGAAAAAATAATAACCTGGAAATCCAGGTTATTATCTTATTATAGTTATTATCATATATATAATATAAATTAATATCATAGGTATTCCTATTTTCTTAGTTATCTCTTTCGTTTTATTAGTTAATACTATAAATAAACTTGTTACTGTAAATACTACCAATGTATCTATTATAGCAAATATTGATACTGTCATTGGATGTATTACTGAAGCACAACCTATTATTAATAATATATTGAATATATTACTTCCTATAACATTACCAACTGCTATATCTAATTCACCCTTCTTAGTTGCCATAACTGATGTTACTAATTCTGGTAATGATGTTCCAACTGCAACTACTGTTAATCCAACTAAGTTTTCACTCATACCTAATTGAGTTGCTATTGCACTTGCAGCAGTTACAACTAAATCTCCACCCCATACTATTGCAGCTAATCCTATTATACCTAATACTATAGTTAAACTTAATGGCTTTTGTTTTATTTCATCCATTTCTTCATTATTGTTTTTAGCTTGTTGAATCATACTAAATATAAACCAAGCAAATATTGATAATAATATTAATCCTTCTATTAAACTTAATGTACCATTTAATGTAAATAATGCTAATATTAAGCTACAACATAATAATACTATAACATCTTTATAATTAGTTATTTTAAGTTTACCTAATAATGAGGATACACCTAATACAACTAATAGGTTAAATAAATTTGAACCAACCACATTAGCGATACTCATATCATTCATTCCAGATAAAGATGAATTTATACTAACTGATAATTCTGGTGCACTTGTACCCATTGCTACAATTGTCATACCTATAATTATAGATGGTATACCAAATTTCTTAGCTATACTTGAAGCACTATCAACAAATGTGTCAGCTCCTTTTATTAACATTACAAATCCAGCAATTAATATTATTATATTTAACATATTCCGTACCCCCTAATTATTTTTTATTTTTTCAGAAGAATAGATACCAAATGGTATCTATTCTTCTTCTATCATTCTTATTCTCATTTTATTTATTCTTATTGTGTAGAAACATTTTCTTTCATCTTCTGTCAATTCTCTTATATCTTCAAATGTGTTTTCATCTACTACAAATCCATCTAAAATCATTTGATCAGGACCTAATCTTGCAGCTAGATACTCTTCACATTTTTCTATATCATTTTCCAACAATTGTTTTAAAATATCTTTTCTCATATAATTACCTCCTAATCACATAATAATTTTTCTAATTCGTCTAATTTATCATATGCTTCATTTTCTGTTTTATACTTAAGCCAAATATAATCTTTTTCTTTGTTATCATTCATAAAATTTATTTGTAATATCCAAGTTGAATCTGGTGATTGTTTTACAAAGGCGTAACCAACATATTTCTTTCTTATCAATACTCCTTCAAACCTTATCATATATTCAACCCCTATCTCATATATTTTCTAAATTTAGGATCTTTTAATAATTCTTCAAAATCTTTTTGTTCCCAACCTTCTACTTTTCTACCTGTCATTTTTATTATTGCCCAAACTTTAATTGCCATTTCATAACCAACTAATATTGATAAAATTGCTATTGCTTTTCCCATAATATCATCCCATCCTTTTTAAATTATTTTATTAAGCTTCATATTTATCTATAATTTTTGTAACATCATTTATTACCATTTGTTCACTTAAACTTTCTAAATAACCTTCTAGAAATTCTGTATCACATTCAGGTAATACATCTCTTACATATATATGAAAAGCTGTATTTATAATTAATTGATTGCATACTTCTTGATATTGTTTTGTCTCTAGGAACATATTAAGTTTATCTTCTAGAGCTAATATTGTATCAGTATCTTCTTTCATTTGTTGTATTATAACTTCTAATTCTTCTGGTTGATCTTTTAATGCTTTAGTTATAAAATTTAAATTATCTTCTATAGTATCTACAAAATCAGATACTATATTCATAGTTTCATAATAATCTAAATTATATTTATTATTCACAATATTTCCTCCTAGTTATTTTTTAATATATTTTTTAATTCTACTGCTTTATAACCTATTGCAACAAGACCTGCTCCAATTAATAATATTTTCATAAGCATATCTGTTATAACTATCCAACCTGTGAATGAAAAAATTGCTAATATTAATATATCTATTATAACTTCAAATATTAATTGTTTTTTACTTTTCATATATATCAGCTCCTAAATATTTTTATTGTATTCCACATATATAATATAGTATTGAAATATTACCTTCTTACATACTTGTATGTTCCCTTATAAATTTTCAGCAGTAAGTGGTAGTAGCTGCACCGCACGCAGCTACTACCTATTTTATAAAAATAAGGGGTAATTTATATGAAAAAATATTTAAGGATAATCATAATCCTTACTAATTTGTTTATATAATTATTTTTTATAAATAAAATATTTTTCTATTAATTCATATAAATAAAACCCTAAAAAAATAATGGTTTCCATAGCTATAATTAATATAGCTATGGTCATACCAATTCTTAATATTAATATCATATTACTGGTACTAAACAAACTTCATGATAAATTTCTGCTATTAGGTCTGTTAACTTATCAGCATATACTTGTATTAATTTTCTATCAGCTGGATCACATCTTTTACCAACGAAACTTCCTAATCCGTACATATTATAGAACGCTACTGTATCTCTTAATTCCATTCCTGTTAACGTATACATTACTATTGAATTCTCTCCTACAACTGGAAAGAAATGTCCAACAGCTGATCCTGGTCTTACTCCCTTACCCCTAATTTCAATACCATTTAATTTTTCTTCGCTTCTTGTAACACATGCATCTATTGAAATTATGTCTTCATTGTCTATTTTATCTTTTTCATATATTTGATTTAGCATATATTCCATTGTAGCAGCATTTATCATATCTTTTTTAGTTCCATAACATGGAACTCCTTTCTTTTGTAATAGAGTTCCACATAATGGACCGAATGAATCAAATACTGCATTTTTAGATCCTATACAAACAAATACTGTTTTAGGTGTTATCATACTTTTTAATTCTTCTCTCATTAATTCATAATTATTCATATAATAGCATCCCCTTTTTTTATTTATTATTTTCTTTAAAAAAGAAGCGAAGATTATTCTTCGCTTCCTTCTTTATTATCGTCTTCTTCTAATGAAGGACAATATTCTTGATAAGTTTTTATTTGATGTTGTAAATCAAAGAATAACCATGTATATCCAACACCTAATGCTAATACACCTAATACTATTATTAAAGCTTCATATATTGTTAATGTCATATTTATTACCCCCTATATTAAATTATTATATATTTCTTCACATTCTGAATACATTTTAAATTCTTTAGTTCTATAGAATATTAACATTTGTATTGCATCTATTACATATGTGTTTGGTATATTATTATTTTTCATAATTAAACTTTTTATTTCTACTATTAAATTAGGATTTAGATTTTTCATATTATTTATCTCCTCTCATTTTATATTTGGTAGGATCATATATTTTATATCTAATATCATTATTATTATTAATATAATTATTGCCATATCATTGCCTCCTAATCAGCATAATAATCGTATGGTTCTCCTGTATCATTTTCAAAATCCCCATACATTAAACATATACCTATACCATCCATTGCTAATCCTATATCTGTAAGGATTTCTTCTTTTTCATCACCTTCATCCATTGTTTCATAAACTTCTTGCCATTTTTCTTCTAATATTTTTAGATCACTTAATAATTCTGATAATTTTCTTTCCATACTCATTTACCTCCTAATTGTTTTCGTAATATACATCTATTTTATAATCTTCATTTGCAAATATTTTATTTATTAAGTTTATTGTATATTCTACACCTTGTTTAAATATATCAGCATTTCTAAATGTATCATCTATATAAGGAACTATAATATGCACACATTTTCGTATGTTTGCTATTTCAATTCCAAGCCCTGATGGATAATCATCTTCATCATAAATAAATAATTCTTCATTATTATAATACAATTTATAATAATCATCATTATAATATGGTTCTTTTTCATATATTGAATCTTCTATTGTAAAATCATAAACTAAGTTAAACATAAATCATTTCTCCTTTATTTTTTTTATTTTTTTTTGGAACATATAAACTGCAGATTAATATCTGCAGTTTATATTTGTAAATTCTCTATTTAATTTGTTTGCTATCTCAGCAACATGTTTTGCTGTAAGATGTCTATCATTTTCATAAAATTCTTTATCCATGTAATCTTTTAAATATTCATTTGATTCGAAATAATATTTTTGTCCACTATAATCTAGGTTCATCCAATATTGATATGTTTCATTTTCTTCTAAATTATTATTACTATCTGAACTAAATAATCCTGTAGCAACCTCAGTTATTATTTCAGCAACACTTGATAATATATTTAATAACATAATCAAAATCCCCCTATATTTTTTTTATTAATCTATTATTTCATCATTATAAATTATTTCATCCACATCATATATTATTTCATCGTCTATTGGCATTAATATATCTTTTATTATATTAATTATTTTTTCTAATATATTTTTCATTTTTTGGTACCTCTTATTAGAAATGTTTTATTATAAATTTAAGATAACATTTACTTGCTGGTATTAATGTAACTTTACATAATTTTATCCATAATATTAATAATGCATATTTATATTTTTTAGCTTTTATTGCTTTTGTAAATAATTTACTTGCATATTCGATTTTTGGTTCTTTGTCTAATATCTTTAAATATGCTTCTGTAGCTTTTAAATTTAATTTATTATTATTCATTCTTTCCATATAATTAACCCTCCATTATTTATATAATTATATATTTTTTTCTGGGGATCATATAAATCCCCAGATTTTTTTACATATTATAATGTGTACCATAATATATTGCATTTCGTACACTTCTTATTCTTTCATATTTAGCTCTATAACATTCTTCATATAATGCTATATATTCTAGATGATCTAATTCATCAAATATTTCATCTGCTAAATTTTCATCCATTCTTACTATATACTCTTCTTCTTTTGTATCATATACATAACCAAATGGTAATTCTTCAAAGTTTTCTAATAATGTTTCAAATTGTTCTTGTGTAAAATATATGTTATATATAGGTTCTTCTTCATCTTCTTCATCTTCTTCTTCGTTGTATTCATTTTCTTCACCAAAGTTTGCTTCAACCCATGCTAAATATTCTGGATCTTCATCTTCATTATATTCTTCATTTATTAAATCTTTTAAATCTTCTTCAGGTATGTTTTCATATGAATCAAGATCATCTTCATTGTTATTAACTAATAATTCAAATTCATTATATAGGTCTTTCATCTCATTTATTATTGTTTGCATTCTTTCCATAGTTCTTATTATAGCGTTATTATTTTTCATATTTTTACTCTCCCTTTACAAAATTATTTTTTCTGGGGATCATATAAATCCCCATTGGACGGAGGCTTTATGGATAAACCTCCTAGAACCTTTTATAAATTACTTAGCTGTAGCTGTTTGCTTTTGATTATTGTTACTATTCTTTACTTCACCTGCACATAATATCACGATACCTGCACTTAATGCTCCAGCTATCATTAATCCACCTGCTGAAACTGGATTTGCTATTGCTGCAGTTACTATTGCTGCAGCACCTTTATTAGCTATTAAGTTTATACAACATTTCATAATATACATCCCCTTTAATTATAATATTATTATTCTATATTCATTACTATAATATGGTATTATTTTTCTATCTTTTACACTTTTGTTATTCTATGATATATATCGTTATAGTTCTCACACCCCAATCCATACATTCATTATAACTTCCCATGAATATATCAATTTTGTTTCCTTTGATTGCACTTCCACAATCTTCTGCTATGAATACTTTTCCTAATTCAGGTATATATACTTTAGTTCCATAAGGTATTACTTTAGGATCAACTGCTATTGTTTGACCTACTTTAGGAACTGTACCTGTTGATGTTATTGTATCTCCATAATATGCTGTTGCATTAACTTTCATTGGTTTACCTTTATATGATTTTGTTTTTATTCCTATTGTTTTATCTTGTTGTAATTTGTTTTCTATTACATGTTGATTTAATACTTTTTGTTTAGGTCTATTTGTTACTAAGGAACTTACTAATATTATTGAACTTATTGTCTCTTTCATAATATGTCACCCCAATTATAAATTTTATTATCTCATTAAACCTTTATGTTTTATTTTGAAATTATTCATTACAAGTTGTCTATATATTTCATCTGTTGCTATATTAGCTCCTTTATCCATTAAACTTTGTATTGCTGCTAGCACATGATCATATCCTATCATGTGTGCTATTGCATCATAATATTCTACAGAACATTTAAATGGTTCATATATCATTGCTGTTGTTAATGATAATTCTGAATTAGATAATTGATTTGATTTATATATCACATTACCAATTACTATATAATCAACCACTTTATAAACATCCATATCCACTACAGCTATTTTTAAATTATTATTTCTCATATTATTACCTCCAATATTTTATTTAGGGATCATATAAAATTTATATATTTATAGCATTCCACAATTTCTTTATAAACTTTTTAAATCTATAAACTAAATCACATTTTTTTCTTTCTTTATATTCTTGCATGTATATAACTTTACATTTCATCACATCACCCCCATTATCTTTATTATTATACTTGCTATTTTTATCTATTAAACTATTTTAAATGCTGTACTTATTGATAATTTGATTATTGATATTGCTAATATGATTAATAAAGCTACTAATAATAAATGTGTCATATATAATCTCCTCCTAATATAACTTATTCATTAATTCTGCTTCAACTATAGTAACTACTTTATATTCTTCTTTCAATAATGCGTTTTTATAATAAGCCTCTTTAAGTTCTTTAAATGTGCAAGCTTCCACGAATGTTTCTACTTCATAACAATTTCTATATTCATTTTCACATCTAAAGAATTTATTTGTTTTTATATTTAATAAAGCGTACATAATTCATTCTCCTTTATAATAAATTTTTTATTCTCATAATTTATTTATCTTTTGTAATGAATTTTATTTTGTCATACGCTCGGCTTGTTATTGATTACATATAGAAGCTTCTTAATGATTGTATATGTTTTTGTATTAGATCTTTTAAATCATTACAAGTTGATACTAATTCAACACTTTCTAATACAATACCTCTATTTCTTAAATCAAATAATTCATCAGATAATTTTATCATTGTAG